GCAACTGCAACGCCCGCGTGATGACCTACAACGGTGTGTTGTCGGTGGATTACCTGTGGACGCTTTACCAACGCCACAGAAATCGCACGAACGCCTTAGTAGAGCCACCTACCCATGACAGAGGCGTCAATAAAAACAACAGAGCGTTACAAGCGCATGGTAGCACGGGCGAAGATAAAATGCAAGTGATCGCAGAAGCTTTGCCCAAGATCGACCCGTGGGGATTGCCTTATCTGGAGTGGGTGGGGGTGATTGGGGCCATCAAACGCGAGTGTGGGGAAGCGGGTTTGGATTTGGCGGTATCGTGGGCCAATGGCAAGCCTGGTGAGGTGGAGCGCATGTGGAAGTCCTTGCGCCGCGAGAGCGGTAAGGTGACAACCATTGCTTCCATCGTGCATTACGCCAAGGGGTTGCGCTAAAAAATGCACATGCCCGCCTGTGTGGTAGCGGGCATGTGCGGGACAACAGCGCATCAGTATGTATGGAGGTTGTGAGGGACTCCAATGTAACACGATTCCCTCCCTATGTCAACGGAGATAAATCATGGAGTATGAGGTTGGAGAGTCAAGGAGGGACGGTCTGGAAGTCAAGGACAAGCGCAAGTCTTACTTTGTCCAGATCGACAACGATGTTTTCCTGGTCTACGCAAAGCTGTTGGGGCCGTATGCTGTGATGGTCTACGGGGCGTTGGCGGCGTATGCAGGCAAGCGCGAGGTTGCATGGCCTTCCCTCAAGAAGCTGGCAGAGTCCCTTGGCATTACCGTGCCAACGGTAGATAAGGCGATTGATACGCTCATTAGCTACAACATGATCTCGAAGGAGGGGAGAACCAACAGCCAGGGAAGAGCCAGCAATGTCTACAGCATACGTGACCGCAGCGAGTGGAGGTTCGTTAACGAGATTAACGAACCAGAAAGGTTACTTAATTCTGTTAATGAACCGACGCCTAAGTTATTTAACGACGTTAAGGAACCTCGAACGAGTGAGTTACTTAACGAAATTAACACTAACAATATACATAGTAATAACAAGATTCATAAAGACAAAGAACAAGATTCATACGTAGTGTCGAAAGTTGCAAATGAGAACGACAACCAAGACGGATGGATCGGCATCCTGCGCTTCTATCGCGACAATATCAACCGCGGCAAGTCGGTGACGCCCGCCCAGGAAACGATGTTGTGGGGATTGTATACGGCGTTCACCCCCAAGGTACTGCTACAGGCTCTTGTCGAATCCGTCCTCAACAACAGAAAGGACAGCAGACCGACGACTAACTTCATCCGAGCTATATGCGTGCGTATCGCACAACAGGAGGAAACCAACAAACAACGCGAACTCGCTATACGAAACCCTGGGGAAGTGGCCTCTCCTGTGTATGAGCAGGACGAGTGGCTGGTGCAACAACGTAAATCGCTACTGGAGGGACTAGGCGATGGCGACCAAAGAAGAGATTAGGTGGGTGGACGAAGAAATCCTGGAAGAAGGCTTGCGCCCGATGCAGGCATGGCAAGCGCCTGCGATCAAGATGCTGCGGGCATGGGCGAGCCGCGAGGCGGCAGCGGGCTACACCACGGGCATCAGAGCCTTGGACGACTACATCCGCCTGGTGCCTGGCGAAGTGACGGTTGTGGGGGCGCGACCTGGCATGGGCAAAACGGCGCTTTGTTTGCAGATCGCCCAAGGGATCATCCCCGACGCGCTCACCGACAGCCGCAAACGCGTGGCCTTTTTTAGCGCCGAGATGACAGGCTGGAGCCTGGTGATGCGCATGGCGTGCGCCTTGGCGGGCACAACCATGTGGGGGCTGCGCAACGGCAAAGCGTCGGGGCTGGACTTTGACCTGACCGAGGCAGCTATCCGGCGCGTGGCGGAGTTGCCCCTGTTGATTGACGACAGGTCGAGTCCCAACACCGAGTACATAGATCGCGAGTTGAGGTTATTGTCGCAAAGCTATGATGTGGTGGCCTTGATCTTTGATTTTCTAGAGCTTGTCTCCGACCCAGGCAACAGCAAAGAACAACAACTTTCCAACGCCATGCGCAACATCAAGTCGCTTGCCAAGCAGTACGGTTTTCCGGCCATTGTCATCTCGCACCTCAACCGCGAGTGCGAGTCCAGAGCCGACAAGATACCCCAGCTTGACGACCTGCGCGGCAGCGGCATGATCGAGCAACTGGCCGATCAGGTAGTGCTGATGACGCGCCCAAAGTATTATCTCGATAAAGGCATCAAGATAGACATGTCTGCCTATGACGCCTTTGCGGGCATGGGCGGGCAAGCCTCAAACCTGGACGACATCGCCTACTTTATCATCGCCAAGAACCGCAACGGCGCAACGGGGGTGAGTCGGGCAGGCTACGATGGGCCGAACATGCGTTTTTACAACATCGAGCGCACGCCGCTCAACCAGGGGGCATAGATGGAGCTAGAGAAACTGCTTGGACTCATCCAGGTCTACGCAGGCGACCAGGAGAAGGACTTATCCGACAGGCTAAACGGGCTGCGCGCCTTGCGTGACCGCATAGACCTGTGCAGAGAAGGGCTTGTCAGGGAGGTGGTGCAGCTACTTATCGACCAGAAGCAAGCAGAGAAGTAGTGGTTTTTAATTAAGCTATTTGTTTTTGTGTTTGTGTGATCCAAGAAAGGGAGAACAGCCATGAGTGGTGGATACGTGAGAACAGGACTGTACAGAAACCGCGCCGGAGTTGAGACAGCGATGGTGGCGCGCCACGGCAACGCACACCGCGAGTCGGACGAAGTAACCTACTGGACAACCGACTACGAGATGTTTAAGATCGACCCCGCCAATCGAGAGATTGTGCCCAGGAAAGTGGCCGGTCTGGTCGCCGCCATTCGCCAGATAAATTTACTCAACATCTACGCCATTGTCGTGGACGAGGACATGAACGTGATCGACGGGCAACACCGGCTGGCGGCGGCAAGGGTGCTGGGCGTGCCGATCTACTACAAGATTTCCGGCACGATGAAGATCGAGCACGCGGCGCTGATCAACGAGAACACAACCAACTGGCAGCACCAGAATTATCTCAACCACTTCTGCCAGAAGGGGTACCCTGAGTACCTCAAGCTGCGCGACTTCCAACGCAAGTACCCTTGGCTCAAAGGGGGCGTGGCGATCTCGCTCTGTCACTACGGGGACACGCGCCGCGAGTTTCAGGGCATGGACATCACCACGACCTTTCGCAAGGGGCTTTATGTGGCGGACGACATCGCCTTTGCCGACAAGGTATGCCAGATGGCGCTGGACTTTAAGGCGCACAACGTTCCCTTCTGGAAAGATCGGGCTTTTCTGGCGGCGCTGCGCAACCTGGCCTCCAATAGCGACTACAACCATGAGCGTATGATGATGAAGATGGACTACCAGAGCGCCAAGCTGGTGCGCTGTGCGGACATGGCGAGCTACATTGCCGTGATGAACGACATCTACAACCACCGCATCAAGGACTCGCAGAAGGTTAACCTGCGCAAGCTCAGCACGGGCAGCGACAAGTACAGGGTTGACCGCAAGCGCGCTGGGCAACACCTAAACGAAGAGAGGGACTGACATGGCGCAACCAAGCATTTTGCTCAACGAGAAGTTCGAGCGCGTGGTGATGGCGCTCAACGACCTGATGCTGGACAACTCGATCACCCCGCTCGACAAGGTGTCGGGCCTCCAGATGTTAGACATCTACATCAAAAACCAGATGGCGGGCATCGCCATGGAGCAGATCAAGAAGATCAAGGAGGGCAAAGAATGAAAACCACCCATGTCCAAGAAGAGACGCTGCAACTCTACGGGTACCGCCTGGTGGAGCGGCTGGAGTTCGTGCGCATCCTAGAGGGCGCGACCAAGAAGAAACGCGCCTTCTCCCACATCTTTGTGCCTGGTGCCCTCTACGGGGGGCACCTAGGCAAGATGCTCTGTTACACGGGCTGGAAAAACAAAGTGGTCTACGGGGCCAGCGAGATCAAGCTTGACCTGTGCCCCATCTGCCAGAAGAGGCTGCGCGCGCTTACCATTATCCTGACAAATTTAAGGGCCAGAGACTTATTTCTGGTTTCGGGCGGTGCCGAAGTGACTGGCTTTGGCGACAAGGAAATCAAGCTGGCCTTGCGCGAGATGTGGCAGCAGGAGCGCAAGCAAATCACCAAAGCCGCGCCCCTCTCGCTCTTTGAGGAATCTGCACTCAAGCAACCGATCCGGAGGACTGCGTTATGTCAAGTTCCAGCGCCCCGACCCTGATCAAGATCAGCCACTTCAAGCCCCTGCGCATCTCTTTTCCTGCGCCTGGCACCTACAGGGGAGAGGTGGCGCTAATCTTGCCCGACGGCGACCCGACCATCCTGTCGCGTATCACGGGCAACGGCGGCGACCCTGTGGCAGTCAGGTTTTTTCTGGACGAGCCGATGACAGCCGCCGAGATGTACATGCTGATCAAAGAGAACCTGCCCTACTTGCAGGGGGTGGCGAAGGAGAACGCATCTCCCATCCTGCCCGACATGCTCAAGCGTCTTAGGGTGTCGCCGCGCGGCGACAGAAAGCTGGTTGCCAAACTCATGCCCGTAGACAACCCGCTAGAAGCCCGCTAGGATGGATTTTTGGCGGCAAAATGAAGCGTTGTAGTGCTGCGGGTACATCTATAGCCAATGTGTGATTTTCGGTGTCCTGTGGGGCTTCTACGTGGCCCACAAGCAAAATGGAGATGGGAGGGGATATGGCAGGAAGTAGAGATTGGATGACGCCCAAGTGGGTGGTCGAGATCGCCAGGGAGAGCATGGGTGGCATTGACCTTGACCCGTGCAGCACGGACGAAGCCAATGCGCGCGTCGAGGCGACAACCTACTACGCTTTGTCCGAGGGGGGCGATGGGTTGACGCTTGGCTATTTTGGCAACGTCTTTATGAACCCGCCCTACAGCAAGGGGTTGATCGATGCTTTTGTGGAGAAGTTTTTGGCGCATTGGGGTGCAGGCGAGATCAAGAACGGCTTTATCATCACCAACAATGTGACCGAAACCAGGTGGGCGCAGGAGTTGGCGAAAAGCTGTAGCGCCGTGTGGCTGCTGGCGGGCAGGGTGCATTTCATCGAGCCAGGCGGCAAGGAAGCGAGAGAAACAAGACAGGGACAACTGGTGTGGTTCTACACGGGCGACCCTGTGGCGCTGGCAAGGTTTAGCGTGCTGGCGTCAAGCGGGGGCGTGGTCTTTTACCCTGGTCTTATGAGAGGGATCGGATAGGCGATGGAGAACTTACAGGACAAGACGGAAGAAGAAGAGAACGGCGAACGCTGGCGCAAAGCGGAAGTCACGGCGGCGCTTGTGCATCTGTACTACATGCGCGGGCAGAGCTTTGACCCCAACAACTTCCCGCGTAACTTTATTGCGGAAACGTTGGGCATCAGCAGATTTACCGCATCCAGGGCCATCACCGACGCCAAGCAGGGGCTTGACCTGGCGGTGGAGCTTGGCAAGCGGCTACAGGAGTACGACATCCAGGAGGCGAAGCGCATTGCCGAACGGGACGCAAGGCGCAGGATCGCCAAGGACAAGCGCAACCAAAGAGCCAGGGAGCGCAGAAAGGCAAAGGTGCAACGTGATCCAGCTACAAAAAAGAGCAGAGAGCGTCGTTATGGTAGCGCGCTGCGACAACTGCAAGAGGCAGCAGCAGGTGCGCGCCGCAAACCAGGCGGACGCGCTGGAGGTCTTGCTGGATGAGGGCTGGGTGAGCGGGGCGCAGGGCGTCTATTGCTCTAACGCCCACCGTCTAGACAAAGAGAACTGACGAGAAGAGAGGGAGAACAACCCGAAGTTGTCTCCCTCTCTCTTTGCACTCTCTCGATTTTTGTGGGCGCTACCAAAAAAAATAAATAATTCCGGCAGCAAAAGCGACTGGGCCTAGGAAACCAATGGTCGCTCTTGCTGCAATGCACATATCGTCACGCTGATTTTACCCCGTTTTGAGTCCGAAGTCAATCAGTTGTCGCAGGAGAATTTCGTCCTTCATCATTTTGGATGTGACCTGAAAGACACGCCACCCCAGCAGGGTGGCGGCGTTCAGCTTTTCGTAGTCGCGCTGCACTCCCTCAAAAGACCTATGCCCTGACTGCGCCGCATAGATGCCGCCCTGTATCTCGAAGGCGACCATGAGACTGGTGTTGGCAAAATCAAAACGCCAACGCCTTGTCGGGTGAAACTTATACTGCGCCACCAGCTCCCAACCGCCCAGGCGCATCCAGGTTGACATAAACTTGTTCTCCAGAAAGTCCCTGCTCTGTGTGACTTTGGCGTCCTCGCGAAACGCCTGCTCCCTGGCTCTTGTCACGGGATCGGTATCTTCCACCACCACATCAGGCGAGATATTCTTGAGTAACTGCTTCATGTCGTTGTAGCGCATGGCGTTATTCTCCTGAGATTAGCGTCGGTAGTGCGTTGGTGAGAACACTATACCACTTGGCGGTTCAAAAGCCAATAGGCAATTGCAGGATCAAAACGCCCCTTGCCATAGCCACCCGACAACACGATGTAGTTGTCCATCTGGCGCGTCAGGCGCGTCTCTAAGTGCAGGTGCGGGCCGCTGGAGTTACCGGTCGAGCCGACCGTGCCAATCTTTTCTCCTTGCGACACGGGCTTGCCGATGGCGGTGTCAATGGTCAGGAGGTGGGCATAGAAGGAATCAAAGCCCAGGTGCGGGTGGTGGATGCGCACGTAGTTGCCGTAGTCGCTGTCCTCCCCCGCAAAGGCCACGGTGCCGTTGGCGATGGCATGGACAGCCTTGCCTGCGGGCGCGCCGATGTCCAGCCCGTTGTGCCCAGGGATGCCAAAACGCGCATAGTTCTGCGGGTTCTCACCCCAGCGTTGGGTGACAATGCCGGTGACAGGCAGGATGATCAGCGTATTGGCGGGTGTGACCGGAACGGGTGTGGGGGTCACAGGAACAGGTACAGGCGTGACCGGCACAGGAACAGGGGTTGCGCTCCCTGGATAGTTCTCCAGGGTAAAATTTACCACGCTAACCGTATGCTCGCCTGGGTTGCCGTTTATGCCCATGCCAATGCCGGTGACTTTCTCGGAGGGGCGATCCTGGGCCACCTCGATGGCAAAGTCGTTGAGGGACGAGCTAAGAGGAAAATTATAATCAAAGCTCCAGGGCGGCAAGTCCCTGGACTTGTCCTCGGTCACGACAAAAGCCTCTTTGTTGCCATTCTCCCAGGAGACGCGCAGGCGCACTCCGTGCAGGCGGTTGCCGTTTTTGTCGGTGACATTGCCGTAGATGTGGCGGCGTCCACCGGACTGGTCTTTGTTGAGCTTGTCCACATACTCGGCGTACCAGAACTCCTGCCCTGGGTTGAGCGCAGGTGTCACCACGCGCATGCCGTGGGCGTCGGCTGCGGGCGTCAGGGTGCGGGCCAAGACAGATGAGGGCGGCATAGGGGTTGGCTCCTTTCGGATGTCGGGCAGGACAATTGTGGTGGGGTGGATGGGGGCGGCAAGGGGCGGCGGCGACATAAACCTGGCGGCGACCGCCTGCTTGAAATCCTCCTGCACTCCAGGCTTATCGTTGAAGTGCCACTTGTCATGGTTGTGGGTCTGCCAGCGGTAAAAACTTATCGAGAAAACTTTTTGAGTGCCCGCCTTTTTATTGTGGTTGTCCACAAAAGCGCAGGCGCGTTGTATCCAGCCGGAATTGACATTCGCCCACTCCGCGTCCTGGTCGGCCTCGGTGATGTGGGCAGGCTTGGCGATGAACTTGGGGGGCACGTTGGCAAGCATCTGCGTAAAAACAGGGAAGTGCCACAGCCAGCCGTTGACCATCTGGTTTGACTCGACAAGCTGGGGGTCAACGCCGTGCGTGTAGGCGTGCAGCGTCAAGAAGTCGCACTCGCCTATCAGCACCAGCATGGCGCGCCAGTAGTCCAGCCAGTCGCCCGACTGCTGGTTCCAGGGCGCAATCGCCGCCACCCCCAACTGCGCCTGCCTCAGTTCGCTCTTGACGGTGGCATAGGCGGTGTTAAAACAGAGCGCATAGTCGTGCGGCGAGATCAGCACGCCGTCCGGTCGCTCGATTTCGTGGTTGGGTTCGTTGCCCAGGATAAACAAGTCACAGCCTGGAGCGTTGCGGATAAAGTCGCGCACGCGCCTGGCGAAAGCCACATAGCTGTCGGTGTTGGTGGGGATGGTGCCATGCGGGTGGTAGCCCCAATTGATGCGGCAGATGTTAGTAAAACCCTGGCGCGACCACGGGGTAAAGTCAAAGCCTCCCACCTCGCGCAAAGCGACCGTGTGGACGATCCAGCCTGGAGCCTCGCGCATCAGGTGTTCCCCGCCTGGGTCATGGATGCCGTGCAGGAATTTGCTCATCGAGGGGGCAACCCCACGTAATGCCCAAAGTAGTACCAGATCGCCAGCGCGATCACAACCAGCACGATGACCTGTATCCAGGTCTTGATGTCGGCATCTAAGGCAAACTTGCCCAGGATTTTCTCCAACGCCTTCCACAGGAGTGCCGCGACAATCAGAAAGACAATCAGCCCTACCAAAAACCCAAAGAGTCCGTCCATGATGTTTTGTGCCTCTTTCTACCCCAAAAACATGCGAGCGACCTTGTTAGGTTTGAGCTTCTCGATATCGCGCGAGTCTACGCCCACGGAGGGTTGCAGGGTGGGCGGGGCGCTCTCCCCAGGTGCCACACGCACATGGCGCGGCGCAGGCGGCAGCACGGACAAAATTTGTTTGGCTAAGTTCAGCACGCCTTCCATCTGGCCCGTGCCTGGAAAGATGATCTTGCCGATGATCGGCGCAACCAAAAGAATGGCCTCCAGCCACCTGGGGTCGCTCAGGTAGTTCTCGGCGTACCAGGTGCCGCCCACCAGGATCACCACATACAGGATGCCTGGCAACCTCACGTCTTTTGTCCAGTCGGTTTTCATTGTTTCTCCTGCCCTTCTAGGGGAGGGCATCCCGTTTTGATGATAAAGTCAACGCTGTCGCTCACCGGCAACTCGTCGGTTTCGTGCCCGCGTCCGCCCGTGACCAGGTGGTAGGTGCCAGGCGGCAGATCGGGCACCGTCCACGGCCACGAAAAGACATAGATGGTGGGACGCGGCTGGTTGGAGGGCGGCACACTCTCTTCTGTGCCAAAGAAGCTGTAGTTCTCGCCTTCGTCCATGACGCTGCGGTACATATAGCGCAGGGTAGTTGCCGTGATGGTCACGCGGACACGCGAGTTGATGGTGTCCCCAGGGCAGTATTGGCGAGAGGGGGCGTCCAGCATCTCGATCTGGATGGGGGGGACGTTACAGCAGGCCCGATAAACCCAGGCGGCGGCAATGATGGCGGCGACCAACACCAATGCCAGGGCGACGATGTAGACGAACTGGCGCAAAAAGGCGGCGCTTGCGTGCCCTGCCTGGACAAGAGATCGTAGGGGTGACATCTATGCACCTCCTGGCCGGAAGGTCTGGATAAAGAGCGCCACCAGCATCAGCACCGACAAGACCGAGATCAGGATCAGCCATATCTTGAGCGTGCGGATGGTTTCGCGCGTTAGTTTCATCTCCGCCTTGGTGGTGTCAAGCTCGCGCGTGAGTACCTGCACCTTCTCGCCTAAAATGCGGTTGGACTCGACCAGCCCGACAATCTGCCAGCGTGCGCTCCCAAAGACAATGGCGTCGATGCGCTCCAGCATCTCGCGCAAATCCTCTTGGGTTACGGGTGTGCCTGCGCCGCTGGGCGGCGTATCTCTTAGCGGTGGGGGTGACATAGCGCCCTGTTCCTCGAAATCGCCAGGAAAGTACAGGTAGTCCTCGTTGCCTCCTGGGATTGCCGCATTAAAGGCGGCGCGGAAGGTTGCTCCCCCGCCTAGCGCCGCCGCCAACAGTCTCCCCGTGTAGTAGGCATTTTGGTCTAGCACATCCCGCAGCGTGCATATCAAATACGTGCGCAACTCGTTGTGGATTCTGGCGGCAACCTTGTGGCTGCTGCATGTGTTTAGCACAATAAGTTTAGCGCGGCTGGATCGAACAGCCTGCGTCAGTTGAGATGCAGTAATAAACTCATTGGTCAGGGCGATGCCGTTTTCGTCGCCGTGCGTGATGAACCACACGATGTCATAACCCTTCTGCAACTCGGTGATCAACTGATCGCCTGTGACCTCTCCCTGGAGCAAGCTCGCCTTGAGCGCGCTGACAACCGCCGCCGCCTCTCGTTCAGAGTATTGCAGCGCGGGCAGTTGCGGCGTCCTGGGTGCGACCACAAGCGATCTGTAAAAAGGCACTTTTACTCTTGCTTATCTCCATTGGCCTCGATCACGGGCGCGGGCGGTAGCTGCGCCATTTGCGACTCGGTGGGCTGCACCAGTTCTTGTAGCGCCAATAGCGCCCCTTCTGTGCGTGCGATGCGTGTCTCTAGGTCATCTATGGCTTCCTGGTAGGCGTTGCGTTGCTCGCGCATCTCCAGCAGCCCTTGGCGAAAACCCTTGATCTTCTCGGTGACAATATCTTCGCTAAAATTGCGGGTTGTTTTCTTGACTTCTTGTTCGGCCATTTTATCTCTCCTGGCTTGCTTGCGGCTTTGGTGATTTTGTCTCATGGACTTACCTCGCTAACTATAACACAACCCAGATTTTAATTCAGACGGGCTTCAAGCTCGCTGACCCTGCGCCGTAAGGACTGCAACTCGGAGATGGCGACCACCACCAACCTGTCGTACATCACACCCTCCGGCTGGTCTTTCTCTCCAAAGAACACGTAGTCCCTGCCGCCTGCGTCTACTACTTCCTCTGCGATTAGCCCGACAAAATCACGGTTGCCGCCGCCCACATCGGTGCGCGGTCTGTACAACACGGGACGCAGCTTGTCAATAAATTTGGCGTCGGGGTTGAGATCGCGAATGTCGCGTTTGTAGAGACGGCTGCTGGTCGAGCGTCTGAGCCAGCCGCTTCCCGTGCCGGTTTCGACATTGACATTGGGGGCGGCGGCGGTGACGTGGCTGTCCACCCCAGGGGCAAAGAACTGGCGGTCATCGCCCAGGTCAAGCGCCACGGATGTGGTCGTGGTATTGATCTTGGTGACAAAGAATTGCCACTTGGCTCCCTGTGCGGTCGGGCTGTGGGTCTGCGCGGCAACCGCATGTAGTGAGGCGGCGACCGTGCTGCTGGGCCATGTGCCGTTGTTTAGATAACCCTGAGCGCCAATCGAAAGGAGGGTCTGCCCGCTGGTCACGGCAACAGGGACTCCCTGCGTGTTGAGCGCGCGCCTGCCCATAAAGTGATAGGCTCCGCTGCCATAAACCACGGCGCGCACCGCGGGCTGGATGATAGCGTCGGTTTGGCTGGCAATCTCCAGCTTGGCTCCTGGGTTTACCTCGTCAAGACCGATGTAGCCTGTGGTGTGGTCAAGCGTCATAAACTGGTGGACAATTGCGCCTGTGTCGTTGATGCTCTGGTAGTTGGTTTTGCCGCCGCCAAATAGCCCATAACGGAACCACCGCTCGTTGGGAGCATTGGCGATAGTCACCATGTCCACGGTCGAACCGTTGTCGCCATGCACGATCACCGATGCGCCGCCTGTGGAATTGATCTGCAAAACATTGCCTGGGTTGTAGTCAAACGAGCCGACGATGTTGAGTCCAGGAGCGGGCGTGTTGATGCCCGCGCTGCGCCCTGTGGTGAGGGTCAGTACGGGGTTGATGTCGATGTTTACCGTTCCTGCGGTAATCTTATAGGCTTTGTCGGTGTTGTCGATGCCAGTTGTCCAGCCCTGTCCCAAGACCAAAAATCTCAAGAGCGCATCGCCGCCGCCCGCCTGCTCGATGGTTGCGCCTGCCGCCGTGCCCGTGTTGGAGTTATTCTCATAAACGTGAAGGATGGAGGACGCCACATTCAGAGCCGCATCGCCCACCTTGAGCGACAAGCCCACGCGAAGCTCCGCCCCAGGCGAGAGCGCCATGCGCCTGCCGCCCATGAAGCTGGTATTGCTCATAGGACTTGTCGCGCTGGGGTGGATGATCCAGTCAAAGCCGCCGCCGTTGCGCACGATCATGGCCGAAGCATCGCTACCCCCCGTAAACTCCGTGATCCAGGTGCGCGTGGCGGGATCGTAGCGGGCATTGTGGGCAAAAGAGACACGCGCAAAGTCCAGGGAAGAACCGTGCAGGATGCTCTGCACATAAACGCCGCCCGCGGTGACGCTGGCGAGACGGTGGCGAATGGCGCTGTCCCCACGCACATCCAAGGAGACTTCGGGCAGAGCGGCGCTGATGCCCACAAAACCGGATGTGGCGGCGGAGATAATCGGGTTGGTGCCCAGCGTCGTGGAGTTAGAGAGCTTCCAGCCGTTTGAGGCGTCGTTGTCGATGCCAGCCGACCAGTTGGCCTCATCGGTCAAGCGCCAATGTAAGACCGCATCGCCGCCCGCGCCATCCTGCTCGATGAGTAGTCCTGCGGCGATCCCTGTCTCGGAGTTATTGTCGTAAACATGAAGCCTTGAGAGCGGGTCGGGCGACGATATTCCCCCGATAAGTGTTTTGCCGTCGCTGAGAACACGGAACGATCCGCCGCCGCTAAAGAAGTCCATGCGATACTCGTCCAGCGAGAAGTAGGTAGTGGCAGTCTGCCCGCTGGTGTTGTTCTCGATGTAGCTGTCGATGATCGGGTTGCCTGCCGGATCGATGGCGAGCAAGCCCAGGCGATTGCGCCCCGTGTTGACATCCTTCCACGCGCCGATGCGGGCGTTGGAGTTGGGGTCGTGAACACGCGGGTCATCCTGCCAGCGGATAAAGCGGCCCACGGTAGCGTCCGGCGCAATGTCAAAGTCAAGCGTCAGCCCCGTGGTGTTGTTAAACCTTGCCATGAGCGAGCCGCCGCTATACATCTCCAGGTCAACGTTGAAGAGCGCCATGCCATCGTAGGGATGCGTTCCCGAACTCGACCTGCCTGCGACAATGCCGCTAAAGGGATTGGCGACATCGCTGGGGAGCCTTCCCAGGTTATTGCCTGCGGCAAAGCCCCAAAAGTCCTCAGCGATGCCCACTGTACCGCTCAGGTTGCCCATGCGCACGCGGTTGGTAAATTGCGGGATGCCACCCAGCAGGCTGGTCATGTCGCCCACCTGGATAAATGGCCCGCCGTCCTGCTCAAGCGCCGACAGGTGTATCCAGCCCTGACCCAGCGTGCCCACATCCAATAGGAGCGTGCCCTTCTTAAAGGTGTAGCCTACGCTGCCGCCGCCGAGACGCCGCAAGCGCCACTTCTGGCGGTCGTTGGCGTCATCGCGTAAAATCCAGTCGCCGCCCGCGCCGCCGCCGTCAACCACCTGCAACCATACCATCATCACGACAAGGCCAACGCTCCAGTCAATCGTGCGCACCAGGATGTAATCCCCTGCCGTAAAGAGCGCAAATGGCCCGACGCCTGGCGCGTCCTCAAGCCACACGTCGAAGGTGGAGCCAAGGGGAGGTAGCCCAGGAGATTCCTCTTCGACAAGGCCAAAGCTCTTGCTCCAGTACTCTTCCCCCCTATCAATGCGTGTCTCGTCGGCCACAAAAACCCTGACATAAAGCTCGTCGGCCTTGATGCCGTGCAGCGTCAGGTTCTTGTGGTTGGCGGCGGAGTTAAAGAGACGCATGCCGTCGATGCCGGTAGGCAGGTCATTAAAAAGCTCGCTGCGCAGTTCCTTGGCGATGGGCAGGACAACCAGGTCGCTGGGGGTTATCCACAGGTCGCCTGTGGGCGAGATGCCCAGGGTGTCATTGGAGGTGATGTTGCGCACGCCCAGGAAGTTCAAGTTGGCGTTGACCTGGGGCGTGGTGTTAAACCTTACCGTTCCCGTGCTAAAGGTATGGTCGCCCGTCCACGGCCAGTTGTGCGCATAGTTCACTACTACGTTGTCGGCCCCCACGGTCAGCGAGCCGTTGCCCGCCACCAGGTCGATGATCTTAGAGCTAGACATAAGCAGGCCGTTGCCCGCGATGTCATCGCGCACGCGCAACCCCAGCGAGTCCACGGTAAGGCCCGCAAAGGGCGAGAGCAACTTGATCTCGATGCTGTCGGCCAACACGCTGATGCCGTTGCCCGCGCCCACAGAGGCTACCCAGGTAGGCGAGAGCGCCAAGCCCCCGCCCACAAACGAGGGGTCGATGTAGAGGCCAGCGCCGTCCACATTTAAGCCGCCCGCGGGGTGGGGCTTGGCTTCGATGCTGTTGGCTAGTACGGTAATGCCGTTGCCCCCGCCAATATCAAGCGTGACGTTGCCCGTGAGCGCGCCGCCGCCTGCCAGCCCATTGCCTGCGATCACCTGCTGAGTCGTGCGCACGACGGTGTTGTCCACGCCGATGCTGTTGGCGTTGACGCTGATGCCCCCTCCTACTACCCCGACAATATCAAGCGTGATGCCGCCCGCCACCAAACCGCCGCCGCCTGACAGTCCGTTGCCCGCGTTGACCAGCCAACCTGAGCGCGCCACTGTCGTGTCCACGCTGATGGTGGAGCCTGCGATGTCAATGCCATCACCGGCGATTAGTCCCGACGATGAGCTTCCCCCGCTAAGGCCATTGATGGTGACAACACCGGTGGTTGGGTCTACCACGATAAAGTCAGTCACACCCAAAGACGAATTGGCCGACAACTTCCACACGTCGCCCGCCGAATTATCAATGCCTGCGCTAAATACCCTGCCGCCCGTGGTCAACTTCCAATGCAGCACGGCGTCTCCCGTGCTGGCCTGCTCGATCAGCACCCCCACCGCTTCATTGGTGTTGGCGTTGCTCTCGTAGACATGCAGACGCGAGGCGGGCATTAACGTTGGCGGGTTAAAGCCAACGCCGACAAAGTTGCCGCTCACCACAAAAGAGGGGTTGTTGCCACTTAGCGCCGTGGTGAGGCTGGCATAGGGGAAGCTGTCCAGGTGCAGGGTCGCCAGTTGCGTCAGCGATGTGGCGGCGATCTGCATGTGCGCCACCCCACCCGCGGCCTGGTTCCTGACCAAGGAGATCATGTCGGTGCGAGCGGTCACGCCCCAGGCGGTGATTAAAGCGCGCTCGTTGCTGTAGGGCACCGTGTCCGACCACCTGATCTGCGGGTAGGCCGTTGCCTGCTGGGTGGGGTCGATCTTCATCACCAGCCCATCCTGGCGCGAGAGGGCAAGCACCTGGCTCGCCCCGCTGTAGAGGCGCAGGTCAGTGTTGAAGAGCGTCATGCCATCATAGGCTTTGGTAGCGGCGCTTGCGCTGGCGGGTGCCTTGCCTGCTACAAAACCACTAAAGCCGCTGGTGGGGGTGATGCCCAGGCCAAGCTCGTTGCCTGCCGCAAAGCCCCAAAAATCTTCGCTGATCCCCACCACGCCGTTGAGGTTTCCCATGCGCACGCGGTTGGCAAACTGCGGCACCGTGGCAACACTGGTCATCTCCCCGATCTGGATAAAAGGCCCGCCGTCCTGATCGAGGGCGCTGAGATGTATCCACCCTTGCCCCACCACGCCCACGTCAAGCGCCAAGGAGCCACGTTTGATGATACCCGTGGTACTTCCGCCCGCAATGCGCCGGATACGCCAACGTTGCCTGTCTACGCCGTTTGCGGCCGTGGTTTCCTGGGCGAGCTTGGCGGCGGCAACCTGCCACCAGATTTTCTGCACCACCAAACCCGTGCCCCAATCAATCGTGCGCATGAGCAGGTAGTCGCCATTGGAGAAGAGGTTAAAGCCAATCGCGGCGGGTGCATCTTCAAACCACACGTCGACGGTGGAGCCGATGGCGGGCAGGGCGAAGTCCGTCTGCACCAGGCCAAAGCTCTTGCTCCAGTACTCTTCGCCGCGGTCGATGCGCGTCTCGTCGGCTACAAAGACGCGCACATACAACTCGTCGGCCTTGATTGCGCCGATGGTGAGTTGCTGGTAGTTGGGGTACTCAGGGCGCGCCCACAGCCGGTAGCCCAGGATGCCCGTGGGTAGGTCTTGGATCAGGGTGGCGCGCACCTCCTGGGAGTTTGGTGTGTAAACATTACCGTTGGGGTTGAGGGTCAAGTCGCCCGCATTGGCAATGGTCAAATCCGTGGTACCAACGATGCTGCGCCCTACGCCGCCGGTATCAATAAAAGTGAGGTTGCCGCCTAAACTTAGTGCGCCAAGTCCAAGGTGTCCTGAGCTTGAAGATCGCAAGATTGAGCGCACGGGCGAGACGTTGGCCCCTGCATCCTCTACGGTTGCGATGGCGTGGTTGTGGCTGGTGCCTGAAATAATAGACTGGCTGTCCCAGGCAATTGTGCCCAGCGTGCCCATCTCCAGCCCGCCGCCGCTGCCATAGCGCAGACCGCTGTTGGCATTGAGTTGGAGGCCCAGGTTGCCTGCCGTCACGGAGATGGCCCTGGCGCTGTCGATGATAGCGGGCACGTTGACAGAGATCACATTGCTCACAATGCTGATGCCGTCGCCCGCGCTCAGGGTGCTGCCGCCCCCGCCGCCGCCCTCTCCCGTGATGGTGATAGGCGTGCCGATGTTGTAGACAAGGCTAGAAGAGGTGTCCGGCTGGTAGAGGGCATTGGCGATGCGCCCGACATTGCGCACGGCCACAGTCGCGCCTGCGGTGGCGTTGATGTTGCTGGCAGGAAAGACCTGTCCTGCGGCAACCACCGCGCCGCGGCCTGATGCGCCCGCGCTGATGCTGGCTTTGCGCACGCCGCTACGCTTTTGCACGCTGCGCCTGTATTCGTTTTGCAGGGTGCGCTTGATGGCCCTGGTCAGCACCTCTGACATCTCACACCACCTCTCTGTCGATCTCGCGATAGCCTACCACGGTTCGCATCTTGCCCTCTTTTATGTCAATCGACACGCTCTCCACCAAGAGTATCTTGACGAGCATCTCCCCCGTGCGGTGGAAGTCATAGGTGACTTGGTGGACTTGGCCTATCTCGATGCTCAGGGTCGATTCGCTTAGTTCGATAAAAACATTGTACGGGTAACGCCGCGTCACGTAGTTGTTGAACGCAATGGCGTCCGCCTGCGCCTGGTCATTTGCCAAGATGTCGCCCAGGTCGATGATCGAGGTGCCGCGCCGCGCCGTCTCCGGCCAAACCGCGCTGCCGCTGGCCCCCGTGACGCCATTTGTCCACACCAGTCTCACCTGCCCCACTTCGGCGGCGCGTATGTTGGCGACCTGCAAGCTCACGATGTCGGCGTCGGTCAGGGTCAGGGTGGGTGTGTGGGTGGTTGACAATAAGTACGGGTTGGCGCGGATACGGATACGCCCGTTGCGGCGACACTGGATAATGCTGGAGCCATATTCTGCCATGTCAACCGCCACGCGCCAGGCGGTGTTGCGCTCGGTGATGCCCCGCCTTCTTCGCGTTGTCTCGGTAACGCCATCGTCAAAGGTCATAAAGAGCGAGCTATACTGGCCGGACAAATCAAGTAGCGTTCTCACGATAAGCTCATTGGCGTAGCCATCGCTGGGAATGTCAATCCAGGTGTCGGGGTTAAAAAACCTGCGGTCGGCATGGACACGGATGTAGTTGAGGCGCGGGCGCGCGGTGACAGGCGTGCCGCTCTCCCCCCACATCTCAAAGAGGTCAAACATCACCACTTTGGGTCTAAAGCCGTCGCCTATCGAGTCGGGGTCAAAGTGTGACGTGGTGGTGTCGATTGCTGCATTGGGCACCGCCACGCTGGGCACAAAGGTCGCGGAGTCGACAAGTAGTTGCGCCAGATAGTCCTGGCGGTAGCTCTCTTCGCCAGGCGGACGCGCCTCTTCGTAGAGCGAGAAGTTGACGGTGTATTTACCTAGGTAAGGGAAGCGGTCATCGCCATTGGCGTAATACCCCCTGCCCCACTCGATGCGCTCGATGGGGTAGGCGTCGGTGGCAATATCAAACACCTTGTCCTGGAAAAGCTCGTCAAAGGGATCGGGCTGGGCGCTCAGGGGCGCGTGCCATTTGGTGCGCCAGCGCGCATAGACCTTGGAGCCAGCCATATGTTTGCCGGTCACGGTGCAGCCCGTCAAGCTGCCTGCGTAATAATCTTTTCCCGTAAAACTTATCACCTCATCGTCCACCATGATCGTGCCCGCTACGCCATTCTTGGACAAACCTTCTACATTGGGTGCGCCTTGCCCGTCCACGACAAAGATCGTGGTGGTGGCGGTGTCGATGGTGTCGCGCAGCACATGGGTCATCTTGGGCAGGATCAGCTTGATCCACTCAGGGTTGGGCGAGTTGTTGCCCGTGTTGGTGATCTGGTAGCCTGGGTGGTGTACATAGTCCACGATGTAGGCGTCCCCTTCGACATCGGCAAAGTTGCGCCGGATCACCATGCCTGGCTTGATCGTGCCGCTGTCGATGTCCACGGCGGTGGAGAGGGGCAAGGGAAACTCCAGTTCGCCCTCCACGTCTTTGGAACCCCAAATCTCCCACGAATCCTCCAGTTCGGTTTCGGTGACATTGCCCCAATAGATGAGGTAGCCGCGGCTGTCGGGCGGGTTGCTCCACACCATAAAGAGCGCGCCGCCTTCCCACCACAGTCGCCTGACCGCTTCGCTGTTGGTGACGCCGCCAAGCTGGGCCGCGTCGATCAGGAACTTGGGGTTGGCGGCAGGGAATTGCCGCCTGAATGTCTCGGCGTGTTCGGCAATCACCAGGCGATCCTCTTGCCCTGAAAGCGCATCGGGATCGTCAATGCCCTCTCCCTGGAACATATCTTCCTCAGAAGATTGGAACCATCTGCCCCTGGAGCCGCTGGGGTAGGTGTACTTCTGGTATGTCCAGTACCACGTAAAGTCAAGCCCCAGGTGGTTGATGATCTCGATGTAGCGCGAACCCATCACCTGCGAGGGCGGCGGGTAGGCAAAGACGCTCGCCCAGGCGTTGTGGTCATGGGTGTTGGCAAAGCTGGCGGGATTGCCCAGCCAGCCGTCGCTCACCCACAACGTCGAGTCGCTGTCGTCGGTCATATGTTCTGGGCCTAAGTCCTGCTGCAACTCCACCAGGTCAATTTCGGGGATGGTGCCTGCTTCCGCTTCCAGTTTTTGCGGCAAGCTCAACTTCCAGGCGGCACCCAGCGACGAGCTTGCATCAATGTCGGCCTCAAGCGCCAAGTTTAGCGGGCCAAACCTGACGCCTGGGATCAGCGAGTCCTGGATGGTGCGGGCGCTGCACACGATCTCGATGTCCCACAGCCCGCGGCGCTGTGTGTCCTGGTTGACCGTTACCCGATCCACAAAACCCACAAAGAGCAGGTCGAGCGCGCTTTCGGCCACGGTCATGTCGTCCAGCTTGTAGGTGACAATGATCAGGTGTTCGGGTTTGAGGACGGCAAAAGGGGCGCGTGCGCCGTTTAGCTGGGCCGTCCACTGTTGCACGGCCATGTTGTCGGATGACTCTAAGTTTAGCTGGACATTGCCAAGGTTCATGTCGAGCGGGTACCAGAAGTACACGGGCGCGCCCGCTGTGTGAATACCGTTGTGCCCCGACTGCAAATTGCCCATCTGGTAATCGCGCAAGAGTGCGCCGCCTGACGAGTGGTAGGCGATGTACTCCCACCCCTGCCCGCTCCCATTGGGGCCAACCCACACGCCCGCCGCCGCGGGCAAAGCTGCGCCCGACACAGAGAGGCCGCTGGTTGCCGCTGCCAGTAGTGTGCTGTTGAGCGTGCGTGCGCCAATATGCGGGGGCGTGTTGTAGTCATCGCCCAGGGCGGTGGCAAAGTCCCACTTGCCATACTCCTGGGGGTCATCTTCGGCAACCAGGCGCGGGCCGATGTAGGCGCGAAACTGGATGCCATGTTGCAAATTGTCGGTCATGGGGTGATCTCAAGGTGTGTGATTCTTAGGGTAACTTCGCGAAAGGTGGCGTTGCGGTAATCCTCCCAGGTGGGCACTTGCAGCACGCCTGCCCGAAAGTCAATTAGGGACAACAGGGTGTCCCACAGGCGAAAGGCAGGCAGTCCCGCACCGGTTGTAAAACGTTTGCTGAGAGGCAAGCCCGTGCCAGGGATGTGGCCTAAAAGCCCCTGTATCCAGTTCATCTCGTCCAGGTTAAAGGTGGTAAATGTCCACTCGTATGACCACAAGCCTGCCCACACCAGTTCGCCCAGGCCATTGGTTTCGCCGGTGATGGGCGGGATGGGCCTGATCTTGCCGCGCGCCTCTAGGGAATCGATCACATAGGTGTTGCCGATAATGGGCCGGATTGCATTGCTTGCGTAGCGTGTCATTCTAGCTCTGCCACTCCTTCGGCTTCCGCCAAGTCGCTGTTGGCGTTGACATTCATCTGCGTCAGCATCTCGACGGTCAGATTGTCGCTGATACCGACAACAAGCGCCTGCACCCAGGGCAGGTTGAGCGCCTGTGTCTTAAAGCCCTGGAACATCGAGTTCGCCAGGGTTTCGCCCATGATCGGGCCGCGCGTTGTGATTTCCGAGATAAGCCCATCCTGGATGGGGTCAAGCGCCTCTACGCCAAAGATTCTCAAGAACTCTTTGCCCTGCTCGGTGCCTAGCCCAAAGAAGGCGCGCAGGTTTTGCTGGCCTAACGCCGCCATCTCCTGCTCGCGCAACTGGTCGCGCACCGCCCCCACATTTAAGAACCGCTCGATGTTTTCGGGGTTCTGCCACAGGCTTCCCGACTGCCACGCCCTGCCAAAACGAATGGCGACCTCTTCGGGAGATGTCTTTTCGTCCAGGCCAAGGGCTTGTCGCACTAATCCCAAGTCCACATCGCTGCGATCTTTTTTGTTCATGGCGACATCCATCACGCGCCGCAAGTAGTCATCGGCGTAGTTGATGGCGGCACCCTTTTCGGCAAGCAGCAAATCTTCCTCGGTGACTTCGCTCTTGCCAAATAGCCCTGGCACATTACTGAGCATGTCGGAGTAGGTGTCCATGATGTAGTCAGAGGCGTCGATGATCGCCTTCTCCATCTTCTTGGCCGCTTGCTCCTGGGCGCTGGCCGCACGCCGCGCCAACCGCTCCGCCTCTTGCTGTGCGTCGATAATGGCCTCGGCGGGCGCAGCCAGGGCTTCCTCTGCGCCCATCTGGATCGCCTCTTGCATCAACGGATCGCTGCCACGGAGCGCGCCTTCTTCGACCGCCAGGCGCGCAACCTCGTCCACCCTGGCCTGCCCACCCACGGCGGCATACGCCTCTTCGGGTGACATGCCTGCCTGGATCAGCTTGCCGATGGCGCTGGCGGCAACGCTGGTCAACCTGTCCTGCAATCCCTCTAACTTTCCCGCCATAACATCAGCGGAATCGCCGGTGCGCTGCAAGGCGCTGGCGGCATCGTCCAGGGCGGGGTTCATCGCCTGATCGATCATCTGCGATACCATGTCCAGACGGCCCATGTAGTCGTCCGTGGTGGCGGTGTTGTTGAGTACCGCCTGTGTTGCGCCATCGGTGACGGAAATCCAATCCTGGCTGACATCGATCCCCAGGTTTTGCGCCGCCTGCATCTTGTCCAGCACTTCGGCTGTGCGATAGCCAACTGCCGCCACTTCCTCAAGCGAGCGTATCTCGGCGTCCCTGGCGTCCTGCGCCTTGCCTGGGTAACTCTGCCCAAAAACACCGCCCATGATCTTGTCCCAGGCGTTGACCTGCGGGGGCAAGTTCTGTGCCTGCTGTTGGCGAACCCCCGCCATACCGCGCAGGTCGGCGGCTTTCAGGTTGAGCGCAGTAGAACCCAGCCAGCCAGCAATGTCGCCTGCGATTGGCTCGACAAATCCAGCCGACAACCGCTGCCCTGCGATAGCCTTGAGATTTTCTAGCGCGGTGGTGGCTTGTTCGGTATTGGTGGCGAGCGCCGATTGCGCCGTGGCTAAGTTGTAATATCTCTCGGTGGCCTGCAAGAGCATGGCGTTCTGAAAGACAAGTTCCTTGGAGAGGTCGGGGTACTTGTCGCTCAGTTCTTCGACAAGCTCTTGGTGGCGCTCGATGGACAAACCTAACTGGTCAAACCTAAGCAGCGATTGGTTGGCTAACGCCAAGGAGAATTGCTCCTGGATGTAGTCCGTGTCGCGGCCAAGCGCCTGGCTCATGCCTCTGGTTAGCGTGGTAAAGGTACGCATCTCTTCGGAGGTATCGGCCATGCCAATGTTAAAAAGCCTCATCGCCTGCGTGGTCGCCGTTACCCGATCCGTGGCACCACCTGTGCCCTGGATGTAGGCGTCGATCATGGCATTGGCTTTTTCGGTGCTGCCTGCCAGGGTCGCAAAAGAGGCGCTGGCCCTGCGGTTGACCGTGGCAAGTTCGTTAAGCTGCATGATGTTGCCAGGCAGGTCTGAGAAGAACTTGTAGAACATGCCTGCAAAGGCAAACTGCGCGCTGCCCAAGATCAGGTTGGGGATGCTGCTTCCAGGCATCCCGCCTGTCGCTCCGCGCCCGCCACCGCCTGCTGTGCCGCCCGCGCCACCCCTGCCCGCGGTCGTGCCCACCTGCACATTGCGCAAGCGCGACTGGAAGATGTTGGCGAGCCTGTCCGCCTCGCGCTGGGCGCTGGGCGTGTTTACGGCTACATCAAAAGAAATCTTGCGTCTCGGCATGGTTACACCTTATGTAAAGTAGGCAAGGATGCTGTCTACCCAACGTTCGACTGCCGAACCCACGCCGCGTATGTCGGCGTTGTCCAGATACCTGACAGGGCGAGCGGGCAGGTTGCGGCTTCTGACGCCAAGCTCATGCTCAAAGGCCCACTTGTGATCGGAACTGACGCGCAGCGTCCAGCCCCCTGCGCCGTACTCCAGTTGTCGCCAACCCCCCAGGCGCGTCCACGACAGCATATAAGCCCCGCTACGCCTCAAAATCGGGCTACTGGCCCCATACCCCTGCCGACGCCTTTCCGCCTGCGTGCGGGGGCGCAGCGTGGCCCAGGGAGCGCCTCCGCCAACCTGCTGGCGCGCAAAGTTATTGGCAAAGCCCGCGCGCACCGCGCCCTCGATGTAGTTGAGCGACATCGGGCTTGGGCGCGACATGCGCTGCAACACTTGGCGCATAAAATCAAAGTCCTGGCGGCGCATATTAACGCCCACGTTTACGGGCACGGCTCTTCAACCTCACTCCCTTTTGTTTTTGTCGTTGCTCCTGCTTGTCCTGCATATCAAGCATCTGCATGTTCTCGCGTTCCCTGCGTCTTGTGCTTATCGTGCTAAGTATAAGGCGAAAGTCCTTGCGCAGGGTGCTGGGCATGTCGGCAATCTCCTGGAGCGACAAGCCCCTGCTGATGCCGCCAAAGGTGTACCACTCCACAAAGATTTCTAGGCTACTGGGGTGACAAAGCCCCTGCGCTTCGATGCGGCGCAACTCATCCTCGGTAGGGGGCTTGGGCATCTCCCCTTTGCGCTCGCTGGACTCTTCGGCGTCGAGCAGGGCATCAACGGCATCTTCTAGCCACGCACGTTGACGCCCCCGAAGTTTTTTGCTTCTTCGTCCATCTGCACCTGCCAAACGCCAGGGTTGAGATCGTTGCAGATCGCCACCGCCTCGTCAAAGAGCTTGCGCGGAAAGACATCCAGGAACTTCTCGATGTCTTTCCAGTCGGCGGGAATGTCGCTGGGCATCCAGGCCGGTTCTTCGTCGCCCACCATCGGCACCTGGCGCTTCTCTAGCTTGCGCAGGCAGACCAGCATCGTCGCCCAATTCGCAATGTCCTGCACAAGCGCCCACAGGCTCGCGGCGTCATCGCGCGACAAGTTCTCTCCCTCTGGGTAGTCGATGTCCTGCTCATCGGTTTGGCGCACAAACTTCTGCACAAACCAGCGGTTGTACTCAAACAGCCCGATATGATACTGGCTCTCAAACCAATCTCTTGCGCTGCGCATGTAGTTCTCGCGTAGCGTTTCCTCACGCATCGTCGCGCTGGAAAGGGTAAGCCTGTACTGTACAAGAAGCGGCAACTGCGCCAGAATCTCTTGTCTGCGCTCTTGCCGCTTCTCGCCAAGTTGCTCCAGTTCCCGAACCTTGCGCCGTGCCCATACAGGAGCGGGCACAGTCCATGTGATCCGTTCCTCGGCAAGCAGATTCAAAGTGTTCCTCCGTAAAGTTTAAGGCTCGCGCACGCGCAACTCGATACCATCCTTGTCTCTGCGCCCGCGGTTGGTCGTGACGGTGTTGGTGATACGGTACTTGCGCCCATCGCTGCCGCCTCCCGCATGGAAGATCACCAGCGTCTCCGTCACGGTCACATTGGTGATCTCGATAGGCGGATCGGCGGCAAGGACGGAATCCACGATGATCTCTCCCTCATCGAGAAATCCGTCCCAATCGAAGCCGTAATCCAGAATCGACGCGGGCGCTTGCTCGAAGATTTGGTCGAACCTGGGCATCTCAGCCTCCTTACGCCAATGTCAACAGACCTGCTGTCGCGTCAGCGTCGATGGTAAACGTCTCGCCGTCAAGCAGGGTGATGCTTGCTCCGTAGTCGTACCAGCCGATCAGGTCGTCGTTGGTCGCCGTATCGTTGTAGATCACGGCATAACGGAAGGGGCCAACGGAGCCGCCTGTCGCCGTCAACACCAGGTCATTGACCACCAGCTTGTAGGTGCCGCTGGTCTGCGCACTTGAGGAAGTGGTCAGGTTGCGACTCGACAAGTTGGTGTAGGTGATCTCGGTGATGTCGGTCAACACGGCATTGGCGGCGCTGGGGGCGGTGTTGGTCAAAGCCACCTTGAGTTGGTCGCTCCCCAGGTTGTGCTTCTTTTCCGCGACTGCCTCCACAAACGGTTGGAACTTGTTAAATGTAGCCACTGATTATCTCCTGTCGAACTAAGGGTTACGCGATTGCACATGGCGGATACGAGAACGCCTCGATCCGGCGAAGTAGGTACGCACGGAGGGGGGCGGCGGTGCCACAAAGGGACGGTGGGTGAGCGTCGAGTCCTGCCCGCTCAAGATAAAGTTGGCGGTGATCATGCTCAACACATAATGGTACTCCCGATCCACGTCGTTGCCGGTCAGCACAAAGACGCCAGGCAAGGCTTGTACACTTCTGCCGTAGAGCGTTCTTGTATTTACCCCGCTAAGTATATAGCTAGACGGGGCGGCAATCAACCTTCTGCCAAAGGTCATGCCCAATACCTGACCCGACGTGACATACTCGGCGCTACCTGCCGCCAGCCGCCGCGCCTGGCGCACGATGCTGTCCTGCAAGAAGAGCGAGAAGTTGCCTGGGCCTGCGGTCATAATGTAAGCGCCAGGCTCGTTGATCGGGCTGTAGTCCAGCACGACATCCAAGCCTGTCAGGGCGTAGAACACGTTGTCGGCGCTCATAAACCGCTGCGCCAGAAGCCCCAGGGCATTGCCGGTCAGGGCATAGCTGGCTGCATCGAGCGGTAGTCTCCTGCCCCACAGCGGGCTTACGGCTTGTCCCGCCAGCACAAAGACACCCGCCTCTGCGTCCGCCGCATAGCCGCGGTAGAGGTTAAGGGCGTTGCCTGCCAGGGCAAAGCTGCTGGCTCCTGCCGCCAGCGAGTGCTGCGCCAGTAGGCCAACATCTTGCCCCGATAAGGCGAAGGAAGCTGCGGCGAGCGCCAGCGAGTAGGTGTTGTGGAACTGCACCTGCTGTCCCAACAGCGTGTACTCGGCTGCGGCCAACGCCACGCGCCTGCCCGCCAGAAGCCCCAGATTATTGGCGGTGATGATAAAGTCGCCCACGCCTGCCGCCACGCGTGTGCCGCGCAGCAAGTTGGCGGCGATGCCTGTCTCTATGTAAGAAGCCAAGCCTGCCGTGATCTTGCGCTGCGCCTTTAGACCCGCGGCAACACCGGTCAGGGCAAAGGAAGCCGCCGCCGCGTCCAGGGTGTAAGCCCCGCCGCCTGCCGCGATCTCGATACCCGCGTAGACGTTGCGAATGTTCCAGGCGTCCGTCCAGTTGATCTGCTGCCCCAGGCTGGTTGTTTTGTAGATGACGCTCATCCACGCGCTCGACCCCAGCGGGCTTTCGTCCATGACTTCGGTGTAGCCCGATCCTGGCGTCGTGTCGTTGCCGCCGCTGGAGAACTCGGCGCGCGAGTTGAGGAAACCCATCACCAGGTTGCCTGCCGTGGGCACGGAAGGCAGGTTGAAGGTGGGGGTAGTCGATGCGCTGGTGCCACCGGCAAACTGCACGATAGGCGCGGCGTTGTTAGCGCCCGTGATCTCCCACACGGAAGCCACCCAGCGATCAACCACACCGCTGGCGGTGATAGCAATAGTGCCTGAGCTTGGCGTGCCTGTCACCGTCGCCCAAAAGAGGTGGGCATGGGTATCGGTGCCCGCTTCGTGCGACCAGTCTGCGGCGGTCGCCCCGATCTGCGTCCATGCGCTTACCCCGCCCAGCGTGCCGTTGGCGACCGTCAGAGTAACAGGCACCGCCGTCACGCTTGAATTTGTCAGGTGAACGGCAAGGATCAGAAGCGCCCCCGCCGTTGGCGCTGTCACGGCATTGGTTGTAAATACCGTGGCATTGCCGCTTAACCCCTGCTTGAGCAGGGGAGTGGTGTTGAGTGCTATCGGCAAGTCGCCACCTCCCCCTCCTGGGTCATCTGCTACTAAGGGAGCGATGCCCACGCTGGGCGCTGCCCCATATTTGTCGAGATAAATTGCGTTGCCCGCCGATACGGTGATGGCGGAGTTTACCGTGATCTGCGTGGCGCTGTTGCGCGTCATCACCCTGCGCGTCTGCGAGCCAATGCGGATCATGTCCCCAGGAACCACGGTGTTGCTGTCGGGGAAAAAGACGAAGGCGTCGGCCACGTTGATGGTGGTGCCCGTGCTGCCCGATGTGACCGTGGTGAGCGGTATCGCCGTCTGGTAGCCCACCGGACTGGTGGGCGAAATCAGGAAGCGGTTGCGCGGCAACTCCAGATCGCGGTCGGCGTGGATGTCGCTGTGGACAGGGTTGACCAGGGTGGGCGCTGTGGCGCTGTTGCCTGTGGCCTGTCCTGGATGTTCCTCCGAAAAGAAAGTCTGGAAAGCGACAATGGTGGCGTGGGTGCGCACGCCATGCTCGACCACGGTGCCCGTGATAATGTTCTTGTGAAAATGCCAGCTATCAAAGTACTGCTGCGTGCTGGGCTGAAAACGAATCGCCGCCAGGTCTTGCAGGTGGACAACGTTGTTGAGCAGGCGGTTGTCGTCCATCTCTACAATCGGATGCAGATTGGCGTTGTAGTCCACCGTCATCCAGTTGTACTTGTTGTCATAAAAAGTGTTGTGGTAGAGCCGCATGTTGCCCATATAGACACTGTTGTGTCCGGTCTGCGGCCCTTCGACATAGGGCGTGATGTGGATGTTGCAGCGGTAGGGGCGCTCTAGCACCTCGGTCTGCGCCTCGTTGCCGCCCACAAAAAGATTGTTGCGAAAAATTGTTCCCATGCCGCCCAGCTTCATATGCTGGTGGTCGCCTGGACTCGATGTGGGGCCGATTGCCCAGCCCTTTGCGGGATACCCTTCGTTGCTGGATGAGCCGCCTGTGCCTGCGTAGCCCATGTCGTAGAAGGTGTTGTCCTCGATCAGGTTGTTGGGGGCGCTGTACTCGACAGAGCCGGTTTCAGGACGCCCGACAAACTCACGCACGCCGCTCCACTTGTTGCGTATGTAGTTCTCGCGGAAAACGCTGCGACCGCAATAACCAATGTAGCTGCCGTGCCCCGTATCGTGCCAGCCCATGTGGTTCTTTTCAAAAAGGTGGAACTCTCCCCACAACTGGAGTCCATCGGAACCCACCCACTCGTAGAACCAACAGTCACGGATAATCCAGTAGCGTCCGCGCATGTGTAGCTGGGCAAAGACCCAGGTGCTAACCCAGGTGCCGTAGGACTGGAAGGTGCAGCCGTCTATGGTGATCCGCGAAGTCGTATTGCTTGAGTCAATACTAAAGTTGCCATCGGATCGAAAGTTAAAGTCCTGGACGATCACGTAGGACTTGCCGATCAGGTCAAGCTCGCCCTGGAAAATGACCGTCGCGCCAGTCGCGGCAAAGAGCGTGATCGGGTTGCCCGCCGCCCCGTTGTTGGTCAGGGCGAAGTTGGCGGTATAGGTTCCTCCCGCAAACTGCAAGCTGTCGCCCGCCACCGCCACCGACGCCGCCCTGCTGGATGTGATCGGCACCTGGGGATCGGTGCCGGATGCTGTTGTTGAGCCTCCAGAGGCCACCACATATCTTAGTGCCATGCAAGCGTAACCTTGCCGTTATCCAGATAAAACTAAGGTGTTGCGTCAGGCAACGTCCACGCGCTGCCGCCCGCCGCCAAGAACAAGGCGTTGTTGTGCGGGTAGCTGGTCACGTCGTTGTGTAGCTCGACGCGGATCGGCGGTGTGGCTGCATCGTCAATCATGCGCCACCTGGCGTCGGCGCGCACGATTTCGTTGCCCTGGAACCTAAAGTTTGTCATGCGTATCTCTGCTTTAGGGATATTCATAATAAACTTATAGGGCGTCAAGGTCGTGGGGATCACGCGGCTGGTGTTGAGTTCCATTGTCAGACCGGTCAACACGCTTGTCACCGACAGGCTCGCTCCCGTGAGCGTGCCCACGCCGCCGTAATAAAGCTCGTTGTAGACGGCGGGGTTAAACTCAAGCCCGCGGATTTCACCCGAAACACCAAAGCTCATCTCCTGGTTGTCGTTGCGGGAAAACTCATGCAAGTACTGGTCGTCCTCTTCGATGGGACGGTCAATGGTGATCACATGCTCGCGGAAGCTGCCAAAGTTATAGTCGGAGCCTACGGCTGTGTTCCACAGGAAGCCGCCCAGGAAGGGCTGGAACTGCGTGTCCGCTTCGGCAATCACGCTGTAGCCGCCATCGGCCACCACCGTCTCGTTGAGTCCCATGCCGGTCGCACGTACCGTGGCACCTGATGTGCGCGTGAGGGTGATCACCAACTGGTTAAAACGCACGTCCTGGATTTGGCGCGTGAACTTGTCCGCGCCCGAACCGGCGCGCAAGTAGTTGGTCAGGTAGGGGGCGTCGGCCTGGTTGGACTTGACCAGCTTATGCACGGTCACGCCCGATGTCGTGACGCCCGTCCCTGGCACAAAACCCACGCCAAAAAGTAGGTGCGCTAAACTTTTGGGGTAAAGCCCCAGGTCGTAGTCAACCGGAATCGAGAAGCTCGACCGTTCGGCTACCGACTGTGCAGATGTGGCGCGTTCATGCACGCCGATCATCTGGTTCTCGTTCTCGATGTAATCGGGCTGCGGCATCGACTCGGCGCTGATACCCCGCGCAAGCTGGATGTTGGTGGTCGGAAATGTCCCCTTGACCGTTTGCGCCCCAAACCCAATACGAGTAGTCAAACTGGATGGACTCGCCATTGTTATATCTCCGTATGCACAAGTAGGCGCACAATCGCTATACCAGTGTAATTGCCTGACTCCTGGCCTGCAATGCCGCGCACGTAAATATCTCCGTCGTCAAACTCGATTAGCTCGACAACCTCCCCGTTCTCTGCGCCCAATCCACCAAAGGTAGGGTAGCGGCGCAGGGCATCACTAAAGGAGGCTGACGCTTGGGCCGCAAACTTTTTGGCGTCTTGCAGGACGCCAAAGCTGCCGACAATATGGATTTCATACGGGTAGCGCAAGCCGCTCAGGTGGTACTCGCCGTCGCCAAACTCGGCTTCGGCTTCGCTCATGTTGCGCTCGACGCCCACAATGATGATCACCGGCAACTCGATAGTGGTGATGTCGTACTGCTCGGCAACCTCGACGCGGGCATCCTGCAACTCAAGCCATTGCGAAGCCCACTCTTCGCAGAGTTGGCGCAAGAACTCATCCATCAATGTCCACAGGGGATCGGGCGAAGCCAAGAGTGACTGGATCGACATGGCTAGTAGTAGTAGAATCCTGGTTCAAAGTAGGGCAGGTCAGAGATGTAGTCGGTGGGGAACACATCGCGCTCCCAGGCCGACTTGTCGCCATCCTGGTCAACGTCCTGGTTGGCGCTCCCGATCAGGCTGTCGCTTGTCACCTCCAGCACATAGCCGTAGGCAAGCGCCTCGCGTGCGGTGTACTCGCGAAGTTCCATGACATGCGCAAAGATGCTGTCGCGGTCGCCCTCCTGGGTCAGGCCATCGGTGTCCACACGCGTTGAGATTAGCTGGGCAAACCTACACAGCGCGTAGTACCTAGCCAGAATCAAAAAGGCCGCAATCTGCTTGGCGGACGTTAACTCAGCAACGTCATCAACAGACATGCGGCGCAGGGCGTTGTCCAAGTCAAAGCCGTAGCCTTCGGGGTTATCCCCGTCTGCTCTTTGCCTTGCTTCTCTTGATAGGTTGGCGAGTCCGGCGTGGAGTGCTGCCGCCGCCTGCTTCCTGGTTATCTCCGCCACCAGTTGTCTCCTGATCTTGCGTCTGGTCTACGTCGCCGTCCGGCTTGTTATCGTCATCGTCGTTGTCTACTTCCTCGACATCCAGCACGATCATCGACTCCATCAGATCGGCCACCTGTTCGTAAAGCTCGGCGCTCTTGGCAAAGGGGTCGCGGGTGGTGGGCTTGATCTCTGGGATAACATTGCCGGTCTGCGCCGCTAGTTTCTCGGCTGCTGCGACAATGCGCGCCTGGGCTTTTTCCTCGCGGATGGCGAGTGCTTCTCTGGTTGCCATAATGTTTCCTCGCTAAAACTATGGGGGAGTACCTGTTGCCCACTCCCCCATAGAAAGCAAAATGTCTAGTGCCTATGCGTAGGCCGCGGGAATGTCGTAGGTGCCCGATGCCTTGAACTGCATGATCGCAGTCCCCAGGCGGTTGCCCACGCCATAGCCGTGGCGGTCGCGCCAGAAGCTCTCTTCCAGCGGGAACTCCTGCTGGCGGGCGATAAGCGCCAGTTGACCGCGCCCCTGGATGTTGGTGGCGATGTCAATGCGCTTGCGCAAGGGCGGCGGCTGCGAGATGTCAAGCGCCACCATGTAGTCGGCAGGAATGGTTGTCCATTCGACAACCCACACGCTCGACACGCGCCCGATCACGGTGCCAGGTAGCCCATCAGGGGCCGCGCCGGTGATCACCGTAGAGTCGGTTGGCAGGCGGATCATGGGGTCGGTGTAGCCGACAAAATCGGCCAATGCCTTGACCACGGCGCTCTGAGCCGGATTGATAAAGACGACGATGTTGCCGTCGCCGCTATGCTCGGTGATCTCATCGCGCAGCGTGATAAAGGGATTGTTGGTGTTGGAGATGGCGGACGACAGATAGCCACTGACAAGATAGTGGTTGTCGTCCGTGCCGGTTTCGGCGTTGAGATTGGGCGCATAGATCGTGCCGTCCGTGTTCGCCAAGCGGCGCACCGTGATCTCCCTTTGCAGGAACTCGTCAAAGAAAGTCTCGTTGGCGTTGTTGAACAAAGCGCGCAGGATGTGGAAGCGCACCCAATTTAAGTGGCGGATAAAGATGTTGGTCACTTGGCGCTGGAGTTGGGCAAGCGTCAAGTAGGCGAAGGTAATATCGTCGCCTGCGATCTGGTCGCGAGCATCGCGAATGGGGAAACCGACGTTGTAGCGCCCGTAGGTCTTGACAGCCCCAGGGCGGCTCAGACGGTTGGTTTCCTGCATCATACCGCCGCCTGGCGTCTCGTAGTAGGTTTCAATATCGGTCGTGGTGTCATCGACAAAACGACGGATGATATTGCCTACATTGGTGTTGTGGCGGGCGGCGAAGCGGTTGATCGCTTCAAACGTCAACTGCTGCCCGACCGTCTGTACCGGAGTATTGGCGTCGGAGACTTGCAGTAAACCCCAAATTGTTGTGGACATTATTGATCTTTGCCTTTCTTACGCTAAGTCCTAGACGGCGTTAAGCAGCCAGGAGCGCGTAAAATCAAAATAGGCCATCTTCTCGCCCGAATAAGAATAGGGCAAGACCTGACCAATAATGACGTTTCCGGTGGTTTCCACATTCCCCGATCCACCTGCGTACAGGTAGTCGTAGAGGGCAAGGCCGCTGACGGTGTAACCCGCCAAAAAACCCTCCTGGAACATTTCGACCGACATCGAAGGATCGCCGCGCAACATGGCGATTCCCGCGACAGGGACATCAGCGGCGGGCGCTGTGCCCGTGGGGATGATAAACCCGCTCGCGTTCCACACGCCTACCTGTCCTTGTAGGATTTGGGTAGCCACGCGGTAGTTGCGATGGGTGATCTCCATCTCGTTTGGCGGCGACACATAAAGTCGGTTCGCCACGGCAACAACAGCCATATTACCTCCTAGAAACGCTGGCTCAGGTCTACAAGCTCGCCAGCTTCGTCAGGGTCGCTTGGGCCGCTAGGGTCGCCCGCCTTGCCGCCAGGTGTAGGGCCAGGTGGGTTGCCGCCTTTCGGCTTGGGTGTTTCTTTGGGCGTTGTCGCTACCTTGAGCCGATCCGCCAATGGCCGCATCTTGTCTACCCACTTGACCATCTCCAGCGCGGTGACTTCGCCTTCGGGCGCGGTGCCCTTTAATTCTTCGGGCCAGTCCGCGATCTCGGCGTTGATGCGAGCCGTCAGCAACTCGTTGAGGGTGGTCGCCGCATCAGCCTTTGGCTTTAGCGCGGCAATCTCTTGCTCTTGTTGCTGGGCAATGGTCTGCCATTGCTCTTTGGCTTTCAGCTCATCCTTGGCTTTGGTCTGTTCCTCACGGTCGCGTTTCTCCAGTTCCAACCTACGCTCTTGCGCTTCGCGACGTGCGGTAGCCAAGGCGATCCTTGCCCATTCGGGCAGGCTCTTGACATCGCCCTCTTTGATTGTCTCTTCTTGAGGATTACTACCCTGGTTTGGCTTCTCGCCGGAGGAACCCCCCGTCGCGGGCGTGTTAATCGCTTCGTCCTGCGTCGGGTTTGTGTTTTCTTCTTGAGGCATTACCCACTTCTCCTTTTTACGTTAACACATTTCCTGGCTAAATTCAAGCACATAAGTTATACCAACCGCAAATAGGCTTGCACATCGTAGCGCAAGGCTCTACGACATCTGCAATAGCCGCGCCCCAAACACACCCTGCCAGGCATCGGGCCTTGACCTGGCAGGTACGGGCCTTGGGCTTCGGCTCTGGCGCAGGGGCCGCAGGTGTTGCGGTCATCGACGGCGATGTAATCTTCCACCCAGCCGTAGAGCGCCGCCGTCCTGCCCGCCTGCTCGTAAAAGAGCGCCCTGCCCTCTCCCGCATAAAGTTTTGCGCGCTCGCGGATTTGAGCATCACTCAGCCTGCCGCTTGCCGCCTGGTCTGCAAACCTGGACAAAAAGGCCAGTTGCAGGGCAAAAATCTCCAGTAATTCATCCTCGTCATCCCCGACAATCGCTCGCTGCGCCCCTACCTGCGCCGCTCTCGCCAGGTAATCTACGATCAGGTCGCGCATCTGCTCATGCCAGGTCTTGAGGGTGATTGCCCCCCTGCGCAGGTCGTCCGCCAGTCGCTCCACATCGCGCATGAACTCGTCCTGAATTTCGTCCACGGCGTCACTCAGTACATCGGCAAAAAACAAGAGAGCCTCGTTCATGGCCTCGCGCAAGCCCTCTTCGTCAGGCACGGCTTCATCGAGCGGTAGCGGCAACGCCCAGCCTTCGGGCAAGGTGCCGCCCCTGTCAAACTCATCGATCAGGCTCTCGGCCTCCTGTAGGGTGATAAAGCCATCCATCACCAGCCTTGTCAGTAGCTCGATAAACTCTTCGCGCATGAGAAATTATCATGTCTCCTGAGATAATCTCATGGGTTGGCGGGGCCGTTGTTGCTGCCCACGCCTTCGGTCGAGCTTCGCATGCGCAGGCGGTTGCTGATCTGTACGGCCTGGTCGCCCGATGGAAGCCCTGGGTTGCCCTCTGCGCCCAGCGGCATGGCGCGTTGTTGTTTGAGCATCAGTTCCTCGCGGGCGAGCGCCACTTCGCTGCGCTGCGTCTGGATCGTCTCATAGCGACCCAAGGGCACCAGCGGTCTGTCGGCAATCTCAAAGTCAAGCTCGCCGCGCTCGTAGGACTCCAGGCCAAAGGGCAGAAAGACACGCCGATCTTCGGTCAGGTCATCGCCCCAATCGCCGTTGTTGGCGCGGTACCCCCCAATCGCCACCCCCATCTGGTGCGCCTTGACCATCTGCGTGTCGTAGTTGGTGCGCGCCTCGTTGACCATGATCTCGACATCGCCAAAGAGCCGTGTCACGGCGGGGCCAGTGACCTGGCTCATCTTGCGCATCTCGCGATGCATGGTCAATTCGGGGTGGTCTTTCTCGATCTCTTCGATCAGGTGGTCAACCGCCAGCATCACATCGCCGCTAGGGGGCTGCACGGCCTTGATGTCGCTGCCCAAAGAGCCGCGCAATATGTTGATAGCGGCGCGCTGCATATCGGGGCGTCTTGGCTCGCTGGGAAGCGTAGGGGCGTCCAGGTCGAGTTGCTGGATGCCGTCGCCGCTGACAAGTAGGGGCGCTTCTAGTACCCTGTGCGCCTGGTCGAGCCAATGCGAAGCCAGGGCGTTGAGTTCGTCCCACTTGCTCATGTAGCGCATACAAGGCTCGCCGTGCGGCAAGCCGACTTCGGTGTGCTTGACCCACACGGCGGGCGCAAAGCCGTAGGGGTGGCTGTAGACGCTGCCGTTTTCGTCATAAGCGTAAGGCTGGTCATCACGAAAAGTGCGCACGGTGGTATCGGTGACAATCTTTTTGTAGCGATACCTGCGACCGGTCTTGATGCCGTCCGGATCGTCAACCTCTTCTTCGTAGGTGTACTCGATGGTATAGGACTTGACGTTGCCGCGCACATCCAGGCGCACGTTGCGCACCATCGAAGGGTACCACACCTGGAAATAAATCTTGCGCGCCTCTAGGTCATCGATGATCTCGACAAGACACTCCCCCGCGGTGGCGGCAAAACGGATCATGGTGGTCTTGTGGATGTGCCAGTTGCTCCACTTCCACAGGCTTGCGATGGCGGTGGTGAGGGTGCGGGGCGTATCCTCCGCAAAGGGGATAGCGATCACGGTGCCATCTTCAAAACGACGCGCGTCTGCCGTGAGCAAGCCTGGGTAGATGGTTCCTGCGTAGAAGTCAACCAGGCGGCGCGTGGGGTTGTAGACATTGCGCGTGAACTTGTAAAGCCTGTGTTGGGCGCGGTAGGCGCTCCAGATGCCCAGGTTGTCCAGGGCGCTGCCGATGTAGTAGCTCCAGTTGAGTGTGTACCGGTCTACCCATGCCTCGTATCGCGTTTGCGAGACAAAGGCATCAGGGTTGTTGTAGACGCGACGAAAGACGCCTAACCCTTCGCTAAGTGCCATTGAGAGCCTCCCGTACCATTGCATATTTCACCCCTACAGGTAGTTAAAGACCGATGCGAGCGTTTCTATGTCCATGCCGCCGTAGCCGCGGATCAGGACTTCGGTAACTGCCCACACAAGGGCGTCTAACCTATCGGGACTCGGCTCCCCTGGTACCCAACTGCACAACTGATCTTCTAGGTCGGCAAACATGCCCAAGTGATGCACGCGCCCCTGGCTGTAGAGCGAACTGACCGGCTCGGCGCGCGTGTATTTGCCTTTTGAGGCATGAACCATCGTGATGGGGAGCTTGTCGTCAATCGTGTGCAGGGTAGACCTGACCATCTCGCCGCCCTGGTTGACCTCGCACACAATGCGGTCGGCTCCATAGCGGTTGTAGGCGGCAACCGCCTGCGCTCCCCAACGTTCGGGCTTGTTGGTGTTGAGGCTGGCATCCTCCAGGATGTAACAATGCCCATCGGTGCCGATGCCTGCAATGACAATGCCTGTCTCTGCCGTGCCGCCCGATGCGCTGCCCCCCGTGGAAGGATCGACCGCCACCACGATGCGCACCATCTCCGGTATCTTGACCACGCGCACGCGCTCTAGGGTGTCGCGGTTCCACAGCGCGCCATCGACATCGCCCAAGATACTGCCGTAGATTTCCTGCGCTCCCAGGCGCGTGCCCTCGTAACGGCTTAAAATTGTGCGGATAAAACTTTGCGGCAAGTTGCCCACATTCTCATAGGTGCTGCCCACGGTCTTGATGACGGCAGGGTCGCTGTTTAGCTCCTTGATGAGGGGTATGGCCCTTGGCGTTGTCGTGATAATACATTGCGGGTTGGGGCCAAGGCGCAGCCCCAAACTAAAATTGCTCCAGGTTTCCTGCGGGTACTTGAACTTGGCAACTTCGTCCAGCCAGCCAAAGCCGTGTTGTGGGCCGCGCAACTGGTCTGGTTCGTCGCCTGAGTACATGATCGCCTGTGCGCCATTGGGCCAGGTCAAGCGCCGCTTGGTGGTTTCCAGCCTGGGCATAAACCACGGCGGCGAGATTTTCATAATGCTGGACTCAAAGACCTCCGCCATCGTGTCGCGCACGTCGGCTTTGGTCTGCCCGATCAGCGCGATGGCGTAGCGCGGGTACATCTGCGCGCGTTTGATCACCGCCTCCGCCCCCACCCTGGTCTTGCCAAAACCTCTGCCGCTCATCAACAGCCAGGTGTTCCAGTTGCCTTCCGGTTCTTTTTGGTTGGGGCGCGCCCAAAAGTCCCAGGAGTACTCCAGCAAACGCAAGTCCTCCGGTGTGGGCGCAAGCATCGCCAGCGTTTCCTCGCGCTCGCCATCGGGCAGCATCGAGATTTGCTCCGCCATGCTCAAAGGGCGCGCCGCCATCTGCGGTCGCGCCTGGACGATACGCGCCTCAAGCGTCTTGAGCGTCGATCTCGTAATCTGCCTGTCCCGTATCGTCATCGTCTGTCTCTATGTCCGTAGGGTAGATGTCTATGTCGGCGGTTGCCGCCGTGATGCGTTGGCGCACTTCCTCCAGCCTGAGCTTGAGGCGGTTGGCGCTCTCCTGCGCATCCAGGCGCGACTCTTCCTGTTTGCGCCGCATCTCTTCGTCTTTTTCGTTGGGTTTCTCGGTGTAGCCGCGCATCTTGCCGCGCGTGCGCAGGTAAAAAATAATCGAGGCAATGTCTCCGGCCTTGATCTTCTGGTATAACTTTGCCTCGGCAAAGTCAAGCAGCATCTCGTTGGCCTCTTCGACGGCGGCGGCGCACAGGTCGGACTCGCGGATAAAGCTCTTGACCACGCGGCTGCTTGTGCCCAGCTTTCTTGCCGCCACCGACAACATGCCTCTGGCTTCGTAGATCGCCACCGCCACAAGCTCGGCGGTAAGGACAAGGCGCTCGACCTGTACTTTGGTGCCGTCTACTTTCAGGTCAATTTGGGGCAGCGCATAGAGGTTCTCGCGCTCAAAGTCGATATTCTCCAGGGCGTCAAGGGGTGTGGCTTCGACAGGCTTTGCGGCCTTTTTCTTCCAGCCAGGCTGGAAGCCATTGGTGCGTCTCGGCTTACTTTTTTTGGGTTCTGCGGCCACGCCAGTTTTCTCCTACAATCGGTACGCCAATGTCGCGGTTGCCAAAGCCACGCGGCAGCTTGGCGGCGCTCGATCCGCGCCAGTTGCGCCCGTACTTAAACTCTTTGTTGCTCTTGATGGGCGGGCCATAGCGGTCGGATAGGGGTCTGCCTGTCCTGCGGCTGACGCGGCCTGTGGGCACATAGACCTTATCGCCATAACCCGTGCGGTAATTGGGCGCTCCGCTCCAGCGGTGGGCGCAGCGCGGGCAGGTGTACTCGTCGGCAAACTCGCCCACGTCGTCCAGGTCGGTCAAGTCCATTGCCGCCACGATGTCGGTGATGGCGTCGATGTCTTTTTCCATCGACGCTCTGGCGATGGCAATGGAGGGCGTCTGTTCGTGCAAGAGGTGGTATTGCTCCAGCACGGGACGCGCCACCGCTTGCTGGCGGGCGATCTGTTCTACTACGTCGTCGGGTAATTCTACACCAAAACGTTCTCGCGCTAAATTTAAGTCCGTGTCGTCAATCTGCACGGCGCGCATCCTTCTTAAAAAATCACTGGCATCCGGCTCGTCGGGGTCGCGTTTCCCCTCCTTGTCGTAATACTCATAATAACTTGGCATAACTACCTCCCCTTACAGGCTATCATGCCATGACGCTTTTTTCAACAAGCCATTGACAAGGGGCGTGCATGTGATATACTTCATGTATCAGTTATTGATACACAGAAAGGAACTAGGGATGAGAGAACTGTTGCTTGGCACCGTTTCGGAGAGGACGCTTACGCTCTATGAGAAGGCGTGGCGCGAGTACGAGGACTTCTGCGTAAGTAGCAACTTGCCGCTGTGGAGTTCGGGGAGCGTGCTGGCGTGGCGCACAAGCCTTGTGGAAGCCCGCTACAGCCCCAATACCATCAACAGCGCCCTATCTGCCATCAAGAGCATCTTTGCGGCTTCTGTGGCCGCTGGCAGCGTTTCTGTGGAGCTTTACACGCAGGTGCGCGCCATTGCTTCGGTGAGCGTGCGCGCGCTGCGCGACAGGCTGCGCAAGGGCAATGTGCCGCTTGACGACATCGCCGTGCAGGAGATCATCGACAACATCGACACTTCTACCCCCAAGGGTTTACGCGATAAGGCGATGCTGTGTCTGCTTGCGACATCGGGTGTGCGCATTGAAGAATTGTGTGGACTACGCGGCGACCAGTGGCGCATCCCTGAGCGTGTGATCTACGTGCAGGGAAAAACCGACATTCGCCCGCGGGCGGTACCGGTCGCCCAGGTCACGGAGGTTAATTTGACCGCCTGGCTTTTTGCGCGCGAGATCGCAAGCGCCTGGCTCTTCAACAGCTTTGCAGGACGCAGCATGCGCGCCGTCGACAAACCCATCACCACCCAGGGCGCATACAATGTCGTGGTGGAAGCGGCCCGCAAGATGGGCATAGACGCATCGCCCCACGACTTCCGCCGCTATGTGGCGACCAAGCTGGCGGAGGGCAACATCGTAGAGGCGCAGGCGGTTCTGGGGCACGCCTCGATTGTCACCACCCAACGTTATGTAAAGCGCGCCGAGTTGCCCAGCGTGGACTGGCTCCAATAAAAAAGAGGGGAGAGATTTTCTCCCCTCTTTCCCTTCTTCACTTCTTGCCAAAGACCTTATCGAGCGAATCTTTTGCCAGCCGCAACCTATCCATTGCCTCGCTGACCGACTGCTCCTGCTCCTTGTCGTGGGCGGAGAGGATCGCCTTCTCGATCCACGTCCCCATTCGCTTGTCGCTCCCCGCCAGTTTCAACAGGGCTTGGTATGCCTCCCTCGCGATAAAAACGTTGATCCGCACTCTTGCTGGCTTCTCTGGTTCTTTGCCACCAGTTCTCTTCTTCGATGAGGTCGAGGACGACGGCGCGGACGTTATCGAGGACGTAGCCGAAGCTGATCCCCGTGGCTTGGGAAACCTCTTGGGCGACTCGGTAGATTTGGCGGTCGAGTTCTTCTCCGCCGCGACTGGTGATGCCCCTGACTGCTTCGGCAACGAGATCATCGAGGGTGACGGTGCGGGGCTTAGGGGTGGCGGACTTAACGCTCTCTTCATTCTGCTTCTCTTTCTCTTTTGGCTCGTCGCCAACTGCCACAGCGACCGCCTCTTTGCGAAGCTGCTTTTGCATAAAGAGGTCGTAGCGTGGCGTTGGCGCAATAATCACAAGTGGGGCATCCTCACGCTCTCCTTGTGGGCGCTTGCGTCCCTGGGCCAGTTCCTTAAAGCTGTTGCTAAACTCCGCCATCTCGCGCCGGACTCTCTCCAAGCGCCTGTGCATCTTCTCCGTGCAGGGCGCAAGTTTACTTGCCATCGCCAGGCCGTGATAGGTCGACTTGCCGTTGTAGGACAACGCTTCCTTGCGCGTCCCTGCCACCTTGACAAAGACCTTGCTGAAGTCGGTTTTCCTAGAAGATTTGTCCTTGAGTGCAGTACTGCACTCGATGAAGTAGACAACTTCGACGCCATCCACGCCAAAGGTGCCGTCCCTGCTATAGAGCAACTTTTCTCCCCTGACGGCGTTCTCGATCTGCCATCCGTCCATGCGCCCTCCCCGCTCTCCTGGTGCCCGCCCTTACTCCGAATGGATGCCAAAGTCGCCAAAGTGACCGTGACCGATGGTGCGCCCGCCCCTCTTTTGCATCTCCTGGAGCGCCTTGTGTATCTCCTTGGCGACTTCGATGTGTTGGCGAAATTGCTCCATCTCGCTCTCCGGCAACACCGCCGCGGCCATATCGACACGCGCCCCCATCGGCTCCATCCATCCCTCCGCGCAGACAGCGTTGACAAGCTCACGCAGCGCGTTGCGGTGGCTGTCAAACTCGAAACGCACGCGCATCTCCTTTTCCCACTCGGCAAACTTGCCTTCGATCTCGTAGTTGAGCTTTTGCAGCACGTCGCCAAACTGCGCCTGGTCAAAATACTCGCTGCTGTACTCCGCCTCGATCTCGCGTGCCGCTTCGTTGGGGCCAGGGGCGGCGCGTGACTCCCGAATCTTGATCCTAATCGGTGACATGGTGTTTGTTCTCCTGTTGTTGTTGGAATAAATTTATGGATTGCCGTAGGCGATGACAAAACCTGCCAGCGCCAGCACAAAAAACAAGGTGCAGATCACAACGCCCCACCAGTAGCGAGACGACCGTTGCACAGCTTCTTCGACCAGTTCGGGCGGTGCATCTAGCTCCTTGAGCCTCTCTGCCTCTCTTAGTTCGGCCTCGCTGCCGCGCTGCTCTACCTTTCCGAGCATCGCAAGAAGAAAGGCCAGCACGATAAAGGTAAAGGCGGGTATGCCGCAGAGGGTGCCGGTCAGCGCGCCTTGCAGATTAGGATCGTCCGCCATAACCCGCCTCTTTCCCCAACACCTTGGCGCGCCAGGCGAAGAGGATTTCGGACTTCTCGATGGAGTCCTGGGTCATCACCGCCATGCCGCTGCCTGCGATCTCGTCCAGATTCTCGATCCATGCCATGATAAGCTCCAGCACCTCTTCGGGCATCTCGACAAGGCGTGTCAGTTCGCCGCCCTGCTCCGCCCATAGACGCGGGACGGCCTCCTGCGCCTCATACACCTCCAGCATGCTCTCTATGTCCGTCTCGACCATGAAGTGCGTCCCGTACCCCGCCCGCTGGCGTTGGGCGTTGGGCGTCCACTTGTAAATCCTGTAGCTCTTTTTCAGTTCCATCCCTATTCTCCTGTCATGGTTTCTTCCCGCGCATAACACCGCTCGATAACGCGGGGTTCTAAAAGCTTCGTCTTTGTCGCCACACACCGCTGTTTCATGGCCGGATAGTCGTAGACAAGCGCCCTGCTGCAACTGCCCATGCTAAAGACCAGCCAGATAACGACGGCAAACACAAAGCCATCAATCGCCTTGCGGTCACTCAGGTATTCCTCCATCCAGCACTTCTTTCTCCATCTCCATGATCATCTGGAGCGCCAACATGCCCAGCGCCATGACGCCGATGCCGCCATAGGCGCTTACGGTTGCCTCAAGACCGACAAGCGCCTCACGCAAGAGGTCTTGTTGTTCCTTGGGTAATGCCCTGCCCATCTCGATCAACTGGTCAAAGATAGCCTGGTTGTTCTGCATAATGACCGCGCTGCGCGCCACATCCTGCGCCGGTGACTTCTTCCCTTTTGCCATCAGCCCTCCCCGTAGCCCGACAGAGCCTTAACCGACTCCAACCAGCCCGATATGACCGCCAGTTGCGCCCCCTTGACAAAGCCGCGCGCCAGTTGCCCCTCGACCAAGCGGATCACCTCTTCGGGCGTCTCGACAACGGGTGGGGGCATGGGCACGGCGATCTCTGCCTGCCCTTCCACCATGTCGGCAAGTCCCTTTACCTGGGGAATCTTGGTCGCCACCGAGTAGAGCCACACCTGTGCGCCAAAGGCGCTCTCGCGGTTCTGCGCGCAACTCCTGCACTCACAGGGGTGCCCGATCATGCTGGTGAGAAAGCTGTTGATAAAAACAAAGGCGGGGTGGGGACTGAGGTTGATTAGGTTTGCCATGCGCTTTCCTTTCTGTGCGTTACAAAGCGTCGGAATCGACGCACTACGGGCATTATAGACGCACTCATTTGTTTTGTCAAGGGGCAAAAAAAAGAGAGCGATACTGAAATAATCCAGCATCACTCTCTTTGTACTTCGTGTACCTGTCAGGGTACTTGTGGGCGGGGATGGACTTGAACCACCGACCTTCCTCCGAAGGGGATGCTCTGATCTCGACTGAGCTACCCACCCGTATCTATGTGTAAGGTCGAGCGACCTTGCAGGGATTATAGCAGGCGGGCGCGCTCCTGTCAATAGCCGATTGTTTGTGTTTTGTCAGAGCCTTCGATCTTCGTCTATCTCTTGCAGTATGAGTGTCAGCGCCGCCACAAAACAGAGCGCCGCAAAGAGCCTGATGGCGGCGATGCGCTCTTCGCTCACGGGAATCTCCAGCACCCAACGGATTGCCTCGACAATCATAAGCGCCTCCCAAAGCAAAGTCCCGCCCTCTGTTGAGGACGCAACAGGAGCGGGACTAGACACAGAAGAACTAGGGACTTCAATGTATCATGCCGCTACGCGCTTGTCAAGCGGCGGCGTCAACCTGTGGAAGCGGCCTAGCTCCGGATCGTCGTCGGTTGTGTCCGTCCATCCTTTCTTGGTCAGCGCCGTGATTGCGCCCCTGATGCTGTTCTCGCTAAAGCGCAGGCGTGTCGCTAGAGCCAGCGCCGTGTACTGCTTGCCGTACCCTGGGTTGCCAGGGCTGAAAAATCGCTCTAGCTCCGCCACTACCCGCGAGTTCTTGCCGGATGTCGCCATGTGGAAATCTCCTTGTTGTAGTAGAATCGGTCGCAAACCCATTGTAATTGCCCATTGCATAAAGAGCAAGTTTGTGCGAGAATGTGACGCGTAAACAACGCGCAATCTCGGAAAGGAACGCACATGAGCAGGCTTACAACGCGCGACCACCTGGAGAAGCTCTTTGGCGACATCCAGAATCGCCTGAATTGGTTTACGGCAACGGCCTTGGCGAAGAGCTACAACGTGTCGCCCACCACCGTGACCAACGCCATCGCGCAGATGGAGCATGACGGCTGGCAGGTGACGCGCCGCCGCGACCAGAACAACGTGCTGTACAACGTGATCAGAAAGGGGACAACGCGTGGGACGCAAGGACAGCCTGTGGGCGCAACAAGCGCGGGAACGGGAGAGGTGGAACAAGGCGCAGAGGGAGAGACAGGAGGAAGCGCAGGCGATTCGAGAGGCGCTCACAAGGATACAGGAAAACACCGCCGTGCCACAGATACAGATTGATCCCTCGACCGCTATGCCGCTTCTTGGCGGCTACGTATACGGCTACAGGGGCAGCACCATCACAACGCCCTGGGGCACCGTGATCGGGGACGACTTGCGCGTGCAGGACAACGTGTTCACCGCAGAGCCGGATGGGTTCGTGACCTTTGACGACAATCGGGGAGTTTTTCAGGTGGACACAGAGCAGGTCGCCACCGCCCTGGTGCCATGCCACCGCTGCGGGGCGGAAGCCGATCTGGTTGTGATCACGGGCGGAAGCCCTCCCTATCTCAAGAAGGGGGTCTACGCCAAGTGTTTTCGGTGCGGGCTGGAGGGAGCGGCTACCGAGTCGAGAGGAAGGGCCATCTACATCTGGAACCAGGGCATGACCTTGGCTCCCGCGCCTGCGCCAGAACCCGAACCGTCACGCGCCAAGCGACCGCCTGTATTTACAGTGACCGGCAGGCAAATCGTTATCGAGCTAAAGTGAAGGAGAACTGGCACATGAACAGAGAAGAACAAGTGGAACCCCTGGCGAATGACACCATCGAGTTTAGCGCAGAAGAAGGCAAGCTGTTGGCGCAAGCCTACGGCAAAGAGGACGCCTCGCAACTGACACAGGCAGAGGTGGCCGACTTTATCCAGGCGGCGGTTCGCTACCGCCTCTCGGAAATCAAGTGGATCAACGACAAGCTGAAAGGGACACAACAGCCATGACAGAGAGCATGTTGCAAATAGGCGCATCGACCGATGCCGTCAGGGAAGCCCGTTCCGCGATCATGCAGATCGTCCATGCGCCCTGTGGCGACAGGGTAAAGATCGCCGCGCTCAAGGCGTTCGCCAAGGTGTGCGACGTGCGCAATGTCGTCGTGCGCGACTGCAACTTTTTTGCCAGCCCGCCAACGGAAGGAGCGGAGTATGTCGCGAACAGTGACGATCACGGTGACGTTGGATGACACACAACTGGTCTGGATCGCCGCCGCCAAGGGGGTCAAGATCAGCGAGCTTGACGATGTAGATTTGCAGGATGCCGCCGTCAACTGGTTCTACGCCCCGCACAAGGCGGCAAGGGTGTTGCAGCGCATCAAGAGCATTGTCGATGAGGCGTTTCCCTACTAAACAGAAGAGAGCTACTGCGGTGAAAGACACAGTAGCTCTCTTCCTTTGACTCTTGGTTTGTTGTTGACTTCGCCCGCTGAAACCCGTGTTCAGCTTCTACATTCTAGATCAGTTTCCTGCTTTTGTCCACCCCGCTGCAACTGCCTCCGCCTCGGTGTAGAACATGCGCTCGCCCTTCGATTCGTCAATCACCACCTGGTTGTAGTTGGGACTGCCTGGGACGTGGTAAATCTTGCGCCCCTGGGCGTCGATGTTGCCCTTGATGGTGGGCGCAGGCGCGACGGTGGGCGCGACCGTGGGCAGGGGCGGTTGTCCCGCTTCTACCGCTTCGGGCGTGATCCAGTGAAAGACACCGCTCTCTTTGTGACAGGCTCCTAAAGTTATTGCGATAACCGTAAGAGCTATCGTGCATACAATTCGCCATCTCATGCTAGGTTTCCTTTCTCGCTACACCGGCGCTCCGGTCGGGTAGTTGTCGGCCTGCGCCAAAAAAGCGACACTGATATTGTCCAGGTAAAGGTTGACCGCGCTCGCCCCCAGGTTGTCGGCGTAGTTGTTGACGGCAAACTGGCGCGGGTTCTGCGGAGCCGTCCAATCCTGCCCCGTGGTAAAGAGCGTAGGGATGTTGTCAAAGTCCCACATCAGGTTGTTGTCAAGCCAAAAAGCCACGCGCCCGTTGCTGGCGTGCCAGCGATAGAGGGCGGTGATCTTGACCCACTGTCCCACCGGCACGGCGTAATGCACTTCGCTCAGGTCGGGTTGCTCGCCGTTGTAGGAGCCGTCTGCGGCCATGTTGCTGTTTAACTCAAAGTGCATGTGGTCGGTTGTCCAGCCGACGTTGAGCGCGTAGACCGGCCAGGTTGTCGCTGTCACGTCGCGCTGCTTCCATTGCAGGATGTTCCAAAAACCGCCCAACCGCTGCACCTGCGACGGGAACCAATAATAACACTCGTAATAGGCTTCGTCGGGTAAATTCTTGATCCAATGCACCGCTTCGGGGTTGGGCACGGGGCCACTGGCATCGCATTGGAACTCCAACCGGTAGGCCGACGTGAGGTTGTTGGCGGTGATCTGCAAGCGCCAACGCCAGTTGCCGTTGACCTCGGCGCGGTTGTTGCTGGCGATGCCGGTCACGCTCACCATGTCCCACTCGGTCGCCTCCGATCCATCGGCACCCGAAAAGAAAAAGCGTGTGGGCAGGATATTATTGTTGGCCCTGTATACCTCTAGCGCACTAAATTTATTGTGCGCCTCCCCGACCGCCACTAGCTCGGTAAAACCCACGTTGAGTCGAGTCTGGTGGGTGGCGCTTGTAAAGCTGCACGATACCGCGCCGCTCCGCGCGGTCAGCGTGTTGCCCACGCACTCAAACTCCAAGGGATAGGCGGTGTTATTGGCGAGCGTGCCCATCGAGGCCGAAGCGCGCACCGTATCGGCACCGCTGGCTGTCTGCACAAGCTCCAGGTTGTTGGTGGCCTTGTTGAGCATCGCCTTCCACATGTTGTTGGCATCGGAAAGGCGGGCGACAAGTCCCGCCCTGAAGTTGCCGCTGGCGGCGCTTGTCATTATCGTGGAAACTTTGATGTCGCTGGAGCCAGCCTTGATCCAGGCGTGGTAGGCGCGGGCGGTGGTCGTCGGGTTGGCGGTCTGCGAAAGGGTGCCGTCGCCGTTAAGCGCCCAGGTGTTTGCCGCTTGCCCGCCCGTAAAATAGCCGCTCCACTCCCAATGGCTGTCGGGCACATGGTCGCCCAGCAGGGTGCCGCCCGCGCCGGTAAACTCATCGTGCAAGAGCAGAACCGCCTGTGCGACCGCCAGCGGGCTGGATGGGCCTGCGCCCAATAGGGCAAGAGAGGCCACGCTTACACCTCCACGTAGACAAGCAAGCCATCGACATCACATGCGGTTCTTCGTCCCATCCTGAGTTTCCTTTGCCATCTAACCGCCGTCGAAAACGTCGCATGTGCCAGGCTCATAGTCCGGCTGGAACTTGCGAACCAGCGTCACGATGTTGTCGCCAGCCTGGAGAGGCGTGTGCCCATTGGCGACAAGCCAGGTATTGATCGTGGTGATCGCTCCAGGCGCTATCGCTGTGTGCGCGTTCTCCCAATCGTAGGAGCCATCCGCCTTGATCAAGATTTGCTGCCCGACGAGAAAATTGGCGTGCTGAGAGACGCTGGTGAGTTGCGCCCCTGTGCCCGTGATGACAAAAAGCTTGTAATTTCCAGGCAAAATCACGCTGCCGTCATGCACAAAGTTAACGCCTTGCGGCACGTCGATTTGACCGCGCGTGAGTGCGCCTGTTTTCATTTTGGCAATAACCAATGCTTTAGCCATCAGGCCACCGCCAAATCTAATAACGCTGCCGCGGCTACACCAAGTTGGCGCGGCCACAAAACAATGTCGCTGACTACGGATGATCCAGCCAGCGTTTCTACTTTACCCGCAGTCATGGTCGCAAAGTTGCTCGCACTTGTATATGTGATCCGCAAAACGTTGTTAGTGTAGACACGGATGGTAGACCCATCGGCTACTACGACAACTCGATGGCCGCTCGCCATAACAGCACCAACCAAACCCCGAATGTTCTGAACTCCGGCTATATATTCCAGCAGAAACAATGCCCCAGTTTCGTTACAACCAACTGCCCAACGATTGTTGTCGTCTTGGCGGCGAAACGTAATAATTGAATTTGTGCCGCCCCCGCTTGGCATAGTTGTTTGCACATATTCAAGTACACAGTTCGCCTCATGCGTGAACGTTTGTCCTGCGCTCTGGCTGCCCGACAATCGCTGAGTCGCCAAGCCATAGTCGGTGTCAAACGGTGCGGCAAGGTCGAGGACGCGGAAGAGGTCGAGTGTGCCGACTGTGTTGAAATTGTTGAACACAGGATAGAGCGGCGTTGTTGTTCCGGTATTCGATACCCATACGAGCGTCCAGTTTGAAAGCACCCCACCTTTTAGAAGTAGGTAAGCACCTGCCCCGCGCAATATGATAGCTGACTGGTAATCCGTTGTGGCCGCATGAGCAAACAACTCGTCTGGCGCAAACGAGCCAGCCGTCCAACGCGCCAACCTGGAGTTGCCCCCATTGAGAACAAATGTCTCGATAGTGCTGGCTTGACTCAATGCTGAGCTATCGTCCCATCCCCAAAAAGCATAGGTGTTGATAGCGTTGACGCGCACCGTTGCCAGGACAGCACGACCAGCAATACGACTCTGCGAAGCGCCGTGAAATCCCAAATCGCCCCAAGCGGGCGTAGTCTGCACCGGAAATGACAGCTTTGCGCTACTAATTGAAAACTGTCCATCCGTCTGCACCAGCGTCAGCGTCCCTGGCCCTGGCTCGGCTGAACGCGGACTTGCCAGCGGCGCGGAAGCGGCGGTTGTAAAGTCATCGCGCAGGAGGAAGGTGAGGCCACTCCCTCCGCCCGATCCTGCGCCCAAAAGCGCCATGCGTGACATGCCCTATACCTCAACGTAGACCAGCATGCCATCGACCGATACCGCCGCCGAAAGCTCCAGGTTGAGCAGGGCACCCACCGCGGTCTGCAACCAGCCAGCGGGGTTAAAGGGCAGGGCGAAACCCGCCTGCGCCACCAGTTGAATTTGTCCCGATAAAGCCGTGCCGTCAGCCCCGCTCTCGAAACGCACATTCACGGTGCCGCCCGCCACCAGCATGAGCGCCACCACGCGGATGCGTTTGCCCGTGACCGCGGCCACCAGCGTGTTGTTGCCACTGGTGGCCGCATCAATCGCCGCGTACTGAGGCGTTAGGGCGGAGCCGTTTTCGGCAAGAGGGAGGGCGGCAATCACCAGGGGGTTGTCCTGGTCGATTGGCCCTTGCATGTTGGTCAGAAGTGTTGCAGGCATGATCCCTTCCCTTCGTAGAGAAAAAGCGGTCGCCTCAAAAAGTTATCACACAAAAGTCTTGGTAGCAAGCGCGCCAAACAACAGCGGGAGAGTCGTCCCCCCGTTCTCAAGAGTTGGACGCTCCCCCGCCATTGCAGTTTACGCGACAGCTTGGTTAGACTTTTGGCACAGGGATCGTCCCTGCCCCCCTATTCTACCACCCCCAGGTCTTAAAGCCAAGCAGCCAAATCGTCCAAAACATAATGGTTATCCTCCCCTCCTTCACTGGCGGCGTCTTGCGGCGCATAGCCAAAACGCCTCTGCAACCACAACACGTCCCGAAAATGCGCCATCTCGACAAAATAGTGGCTGATATGGGCAAGCGTGGCAAAGGCGCTCCCCTCTGTCGCCGCGTCCTCCTGCTCCATCCTGCCTAGGGGCAGCGACAAGAGGTACGCCCTGCGCAAGCTCTCGATGTCCTCCCTCACCAACTCCATCCACTTCTCGCGCAACTCTTCCTGCCTCATTGCCCTCACCCCTTCTTTCTTCTGGCGGCTTCTCCCGCCACCCACCCCACCACAAAAAAGACCACAAAGATGACGACAACCCAGGCGGTTTGGGCAAGTGAACCTTCCATGCTACGCCTCTCCCTTGACGGCAAGGAGCGGGCTTCCCTGGGGAATCGTCGCGCCGTCCGCGCCGCCCTCCATGCGCGCCAGCATCAACATCTTGCCGTCCGACGACACGTTGCTGAGAACAAACTTGACCGTGCCCACACGAACGTTCTGTTTGTCCGTATCTTCCATGTACTTGACGATCACGATCTGCCCTTTGCGAAAGTCCCCCCACGCCACCGACAGGTAGGCAAAACAGAACACGCCTATGGCGGGCAGCGTGAACGCCTTTGCCGTGAGCGCATGCCCCTCTACCCACTCCGATGGCGTGGCAGAAGAAGCGTTTTCCCTCTCGCGGGCGCGCCTTATCACCGCCGCCTCGATCTTGTCGTACTCCCCCACCACGATCCACAGGATCAGCACGCTGCTCGCCAAAAAACCAAAAGCAAAAAAGCCCACCGCAATCAAGATGCCACTCATTCCCCTAGTCCTTTCCCCGCTAAACTTTTAGCCGATCTCCAAGCTCTCGCCTGGAGTGAGCCACCGGTCAAAGGCGGGCGTCGTCTCGAAGTTCATGTAGGCGACCACATGCACCATACCCGTGGCCTCGTACCGGTCGCCCGCGCGCATGCGGCCGTAAGGTTTGCCGTCCACAAAGACCGTAAAAAAGCCTGGGAAGTGGATGCTGTCGCCATGAAACTTGAGTCCGATGTCGGCAACCGGCGGTCTGCCCAACTTCTGCTCGACCGTCTCTTCTCTTGGCGGCGCTTGTCCCACAAAGAGTCCTGTTACCGACAATGTGCTTACCCCCAAAAATTTACGTCTGTCCATCTCACAAATCCTCTCTTGATAAAACAACGCCGATCCGAATCCCTCCCAAAAAGACAAGCAAGGGGCTTGCGCGCGCTAACGCCTCATTCTCTGCGGTGAGGCGGTCGATCTCCTGTTGCATGTCGTATTGTATTTCTCGGCAGAGTAAGTAGACATCGCTGGCGTCCACAATAAAAGCACCTGAATCAACATACTCATATTCAAGTGCCGCGACTCGTTCATCAATGCGGTCACTACTCCACAGCGGCTCCGTAGCTTGCGGCGGGTTAGGGTTGGTCATGGGAGCCTGCCTTCGTAGCGTTCTCTGGAGTGGCAGAGACAGCTTGGGTTGCGGCAGATGTGCAACTCATGGTCGACGTCGGGGTCTAGGCAGCACCGCTCGCCGCAGGGGGGCTTGAACTTGCACGGTTCAGGCGCAGGCGTGGCGGCATAGGCTCGCCGCCATTCGGGGTCTACTTTGCCGCCCAAGCTACTGTTGCGTTTGACCATAAGTTTATCTCCATAATGCTATGCGCAGCAAAGAACCGCGTAAAGGCCCAGGGCCAGCCAGGTGCCCACGCAGAGCGCCAATATCAAAAGCAGGATTTTTTCGCCGTTGTCCATAGGCGGGAGTGGAAAAGGCGGACGACAAGCGCCTTGCGGACATTGTAGCAGATTTGCGCACAATGTCAAGTAGCAGTTTTTAAGCGGGTGGGGCGGTCAACACGACATAATCATGGCCTGTTGCGCCCACGCCATAGATCACTTGGTGGGCAAAGCCGCCGACGAGCGCCATATGGTCGTGGTGGGTATCGTGGTCGTAGAGGGCGCGGGCCGCTTGGGTGGGGGTGTCGAAGTGGCGGGTGATGCTTTCTAAGTTATTGTGGAGGGGCAGGTAGTTGTCGGGGAGGGGGTAGCCGTGGGCGCGGGCGCGGTCATTGGACATCGACCAGTCGGCACCGTAGTGGGAGGCATGGGGAATGTGGGCGCGGGCCAGAATCTCTGCTTCGGTGCGGGCGTGGAGGTAGTCGGCATGGGCTTGGGCGGCGGCGACCAACCTGGGGTCGCAGCGCATTTCTGCGCCCTTGTCGCCCAAAAGACTCAGCCAGGCGCGGACAAAGGTCTTGGCCTGGGCGTTCATACCGCACCCCCAGTCGCCTTGCGGGTCGCCAAAGATAGAAGGCAGGTAGGTCGTGTGCATGGGATTATCTCGTTAGCTCCTACGCGCCCACTGTAGCATGGTGGGGCGAGAAAGTCAATGCAACTTTTTTTGAATAAATTTTTGAAGGAGAGAGGTTTTTGAGGGGGCACGGAAAAACAAAGCTTTTGATCTATTTTTTCGGATAGTAATTTTTGGAAAAATGGGTGCCCGCAACATTTCTTGCAGACGCGCAAAACCCTCTACCGGCGCACACCAATTTGAACGGGGTAGAGGGTCTTGCGTAGAAGCCTAGGCAGTTTACAAGGGGGTCTTGGGGTTTGGCAGGGGTGCTGGCCCCCACCCTTACACGCATATCCACATGCTTTCGATCTTCATCCTAGCATAGCCACTCCCCCAGCGCAAGCAGGGGGTGGTAGGGAGGGGGGCTACCAGGGGTAGGGGAGTATTCGACAACAGGAGGGCAGGGAGTGGGGAAGGGGCTACTCATTGATTGAATACTCATTAAATGAGTAAGGAACTGACCTTCCAGAACCCTTCCGAAAGCCTTACTTTAATAGCGTAAACCCTTTCGCTTGAACGAGAAACGAAAGGGTTTCGGAAATTTTTATTTTTTTCAGGGGATTTTCGGTAGCGTGCGAGATGGACTGCAAGAGGGGTCTGACTTTACCATAATAAGGGCATGACCCCTCTTGGGATTATGTCAATAACCTCACGCAAGTTATGTTGCTTGGGACAACGTAACATTGTCACAAGCTATCTACCTGTAAAGATTATTGCGGGTATGCTATGGGGTATGTACTTAGCGCGATAAATCCACGCGACGATCCCAGACCTTCTATTCCCCCTGTGCTTTGCGTCATGCTGCACACTACCCTGTACCCACTGTTGATTGTTCTGTATCGCAATTGCCCACTGTTGCTTGCACGCAGTCATCGCCATGTACCATAGTGGATGCAGTACTGTTATGCTGGCCGCGCAGTACTGCAACTTGCAATTCTGTATGCAAGCATAGGCATGTCCCTATCGTGGGTTCTAGGGTGATTGCTGCACATGGTCTGTTGTGGGCTAAAATCGCCGCTCTAAATGGCGATAGACCATGTAGTGATACAATCACACACAAACGTATCTAGACCTCAAATAGAGCCTTCTACGTGCCTCACAAGCGATTTCAAATAACGGTAAAGTGCGGCAACTTTCGTTGCGCAATAGACAAAGAAAAAGCCTACATTGGATTGTAGGCTTTTGTACTCTATTCGGTTGTGAGGAACAATCTAGTGGTTATGCAGGTGCGTTAGATCGTGTACGACTTGTATTCTGGTATCGTCCCTGTGACGTTCGGGTTCCGTGATACCACTCAGCGTTATGTTTTCGGTCTGGAGTGCGTCCATCAACAACTTGATTGCCTTGTTGCCATCTTCGCTAGTCGCATCGCCGCGCACAAAAAAAGCAATTTGTCCGTCTGCTGTCATGCCAAAGTCCAACGTGATTACTTTACCTGTTTTAGACATTTGTCGATTCCCCTAGATCGTGATCTGTAGCTTGGCGACAACCCCGCCATTGGTTTGCTTGACGTTACTTAGCTTGCCAAGTTCTGCCAGTCTGCGCAACACAGTACGCTGTTGCGCAATCACCATGCCACTTTGCAGGAGTGGTTCAAGTTTGGCTTTTGTCGCGTCCGCCGTCGCTTGGTTTGACGTGTAAACCTTGAGCGTGATCTTACCGTCAATTTGCTCGATATACACTTCTACATTGCCATTTAGGGTGACTTGTGCGTAAGACTCAGTAGCATCATACGCATACGCATAAATACTTTCCGCTTTGATCCCTGTGATCGAAGATAACAGGTTCTTCATTTCAGTAAGGTCGAGATTCACCTGACTGACGATTGCACTACTGACTGCTACGCTGTTACATGCCATGATCTAGTTTCTCCTGTGTGAAAAATTAAAACAACTTGCGTCCGCTTGACGTGCCCAGTGTGAAAGTCGGTTTGTTCTCCACTATCTGATAAGTCGCGCCAAACATCTCGACTTGTGGTAACTTACCTGTCCGCTCATACTCCGCTTTGTTGGCGGCGTCTATTTCACTCGCAGTCAGCGCGGGACGCGATACATTGATTATTGTGCCGCGCCATTGGTCTGTAGCATTGGACAATGCCACTTTGGGCGATTCTGCCTTAATCTCTAGGTCGCCGCGTTCCACGCGTTCAAGCTTGCCCAACACTACTTTGGATTGTAACTGCAATTCACGCAGTACTTGTTGATTCAAGCCTAGATCGCGTTTGCTGCTGCCTACACTCAAGAGTGATTCTATCTCCGACTGGATCATCTCTAGTCTTTTATCACCCCAAAAATTTAGCGCACTAACCTTTTCGACTAGGTTTTTAAGCTGCACAACCGACCTAGATTGCAATTGCGCGTTTTTCTCTATACTGCCTAGCACGTCCGTTAGTACCGTATTCACCAGCGTGTAGACCTCTGATTGGATACTGGAGATAAAACCGTCAATCAACTCGCGCCGCGCAATTTCCGTATCCTGTATCACCATCTTACGCTGGCGGAGTAAATCATCTGTGGCATTGGCAAAACTGGGCGTTTCGCCATTGGTTTCGGGCACAGGAACAAACGACAAACGCAAGGCAAACCGGAAAGACCGTCTCAACTCTTGTTCATTTGGAAATTGCGCCATACAGCGGTTTACAAAGGTGTCTACAAACTCCCATTCCGCTAACGAGTAGTCATACTTGCCACTGTCGCGCAACCGGTTGTAAACCTGTTTGGCTAAGTCGGTGTACTGACGCTCTATCGCGCGTTTGTGATCCGGTAGGTTCTGAACCAATAGCTCTACAAGATCAAAAAACTTGGTCTTGAACTCCAACATAGCACTCGCGCAGTTATCGTTGCTCTTAGCTGGCAAAAACAACCCCGCGGGCGTCGACAAACAGTATTGGCGCAACACTTGGCGCGCACGCGTTTCGACTGTGTTAAATTGGTTCAACACATCCTGTGGTAGAAGTAGTCTGTGTCCTAGCTGTACAATCTTGTCTACTTCCTTCATTTCTTCGACGTCAAGCCCTAGATCGTCCGCCGTGAGTGCTTTTACACCACGGTAACGCCCTATGCTCAAAGTCGCCACCGCACCGCTCTCTAGTAGCGCGCGCCAATCAAAACGCGACAATGTAACGTCGGTGGTTACTCGCGCAAACCTGTCGCGCAAGACTTGCAAAGCATCTAAGTTACTGCCAGTCAAAGTTTCCATGTTCCTAGTTTCTCCTGTGTTCTCAAAAAATTACCGTACTAAACGCAAGTATAGCGATAGAGCGTTAGTCTGTCAAGTACCAACGCTCTATCGACGCGCAAAGCTAAAATAGGCTTTTGCGCGTCTCTGATTTTTGCGTGGTAGCTGTGCTTACTTGCCCTGTGACGTTGCGCCATTGGTCGATGTAGGCATCCGGTAACAAGTCGCTATCGTTGACTGCCGCGAGTGCATTTAAGGTCATGACTTGCACGTCGCGAGTGTTGGCGCGCACGCGGCTAATTGCGTCGGTAATGGCTAGACTTACCTGACCATCTTGCCATCGATCTACACAAATTTGACGCGCCTTGCGCACAACGTTCTCGATTTCCGCATTGGTGTAACCCGCCAGCTTGCCAGCATGATCTAGCAGGCTTTTTTGCGACGGAATCAACATGTCATACTTGGCACAATATAGCTCGACCAATGCGACGCGTTCGCTTTCGGTCGGCGGAAGGAAAGCAACCGTAATGTCAAACCGACCCGCGCGCGAGAGTGCCGCGTCAAGCTTTTGGGGAAAGTTGGTGATCCCGATCCATACCACGCGGCCGCGATTGTCTGCGTTTGACAATTCCTCTAACATTCTCTTGAGAATACGCTGTCCGATGCCGCTATCGCCTTGTGCGCCCTGTGTTGATCGGTCTGGGAACGTAGTTTCGATTTCGTCAAGCACTACCATACACGGCGCGGCACCACGGATGGCTGTCAATGCGCGCTCTAGATTCCCTTCCGATTCACCGACCAATGATCCCAGTATGCGACCAATGTTCAGGTTGATCACAGGCAAGCCAGTTTCACCCGCGACGCATCTCATAAAGTGTGTTTTGCCTAGTCCCGCCGCGCCTGCGCACAAAATACCCGCGGGCACATCCGATAGATTGCCAGATAGCATGTCCGCGACAATGGTATCGAAGTAGGCTTTTAGCTGTGCCATGCCAGCCACCCCGCGCCAGCCCGATTCGATTGGATCAAGTGGTTCCAGTATGTCTCCATACTCTTGTGACATGACTTGCGCTTTGACTGTGCGCACTTGCGCCTTTGTGAGTTTGCCGCTTTGCTTGGCATCCAAAAGCACGTCAAGCAAACCGTAGCGCGTCATCATCGACGTTGCTTGCGCGAATTGCTCCGCGCTGATTTCTAGCTGGCAATTGTGCGTAGTTTCAAGTTGCGTGAGTACCTGACGCGCAATTTCCAAACGTTCGTTGTAGTCTGGCGGCACAATCTGTATGGCATAAAACCGACTTGACGCTAAACGCAATGAGCTATGCAAGTCTGACAATGTATCGGTGACAAGGATGAGTAGATTACGCGTGTCCGCCACCGACGCATCCGCGGCTAATGCTTGCAGAATAGACAAGACTGCCTTGTCGGATGGTGACATCGTGCCGTATGTCGCGTTGGCACAGACCAATTCCGCCCGATCCACAACACACACGACAGCAACTTTGCTTTGTCGCATTGCAAGATCAATCAGACCAATTGCTGTAGCTGTGTCAATTGGTAGCTGGTCATCTGTGTTGGCAAGTCCAGCCAACGCGCCGCTATTGTCGGATGCTAGTCCGGTGATCTCGCTAAATTTCGCCTTGTCACTATCTACCGCAAATTGCCAGCCGATCCCCACGCGATAGACTGCGACCAGTCGCGGCGATTCTAGTTGGCTGAATACACCGATCATGTGATTGACCAAGCTACATGATCCACTTGCGCCAAGTTGTAAATCGCGCGTGTTACCGTGTAGCACAAAAGCGTGATTAGATTCCGCTGTAAACTGTTTACTGATTGTCTCAAGGTAAGTTGTCATTGTCCCCTAGTCCTATTCTGCCTTGACAAAAATGAGCAATTGCGTACCCTGTGTGCGATGACGCATTTTCGCGCCGCGCCGTACTGCTACATTTTCAATCGATAGACCCAGTGTCGTAACTTTACGGTACAGATTGCTCCCCTTGCGCAACGAAAATTGTCCGGTCGTAAAACCCGCGTACTTGTACCCTTGCGCCTGCATCTCTGCGATGCATTTGCCCCCAATTGTGTTCTCCCCAAAAGTTGCCATTGTCCCTAGTCCTGTTCTTTGTTAGTTGACGATACGAGCAATCAGGTTAACCACGTTGCTTATATCTGTACTTGTAATGCTCTTGAGTACCAAAAGAGCGACCACGGCGCGCAGTATCCAGTATTCACGCTCGTAAAGCCATTCATCCACGATCAAAAATAAGTTGCTTTCGGGTTCCTCTTGTACCAAAAGAAAGCGTTCCGGTGTGTTGTCTACTGTATTCCACTGTGTCATTGGTGTGTACCGCTGTGCGTTGACTGCATTACGTCTAATCTGCTGTGCGTTCATTCCCCTGTGTTCTCCTGTGTTTTTCTCTGAAAAAAACGTCCGGTCTGTATCTTAGCATCATATACTTATCGTGTCAATACTTGATACATGATATTCGAGCATGAGTTTTTGGCGCAATGGCGCAAGCCTACAGATGGGTATAATTTTGGCGCAACAATAACAAGTGTCAAGTTCAGCAACATTTTGTGACAGCAAATTTTGCAGCAGTTTACACTTGACATAATGCTGGTAAGTTTATTGACATAATCCCTAGAACCCATGTTCGTATTGACATAATCTTATGGCCCCCGCGTGTGCGGGCTACCCTGTGCCCCGCCGCGACCCCCTATAAGGTCGATCCCTGGCTATTTTTTGCAGACGCGTTTGCGAATTCCTGCCCACCCCCATAAAAATTTTTTTGAAATTTATTCCAGAGTATTTAGTTCCTGGGGCAAAATAAAGCCGCTACAAGCTTATTTTTGCGCAATAAGGCTATGGATGTACCTATGGGATGCTATCACGTCACCTAGTCCCCTCTACGTTGCCCTGGGGAGATGCTGGCGTGTGTGCCACAGCCCCCACAACAGGCCCACCTCTGCACCTCCACCCAATGCGCCCATGCGTTATGTAAAGTAGGTAGCTTTTGGTCGCGTGATAATCTTATGTAAACTTGAGTATTTGGTTGGGATATTTACAAAAACCTACGGTGTAGAATTTATTGAGGAAAAGTTTTGCTTGGTTGGTGATTTATAAAACATGCCCCTCTTGAGATTTACCCAAGAGGGGCGGCACGTCCTACCCTAATATCTCGTATAGCTCCATCTTGGCGACCGACAAGGCGGCGGCGGTTGGCTCTGTGTGGGCAGGCAGGATGTTGTAGCCATGCCCATAGTCATCTTTTAGGCCACGCTTGCGCGCCTCGGTTTGGCTCAAGGCGTTTGCATAGACGCGCCATGCGCTCCTGATGTCGCCCCCGCATATGCTACTCGACAACCACAGGTTTGCGCCTTCGGGTGCGCTTGCGTGCCAGTTGGTTGCTTCCTGGCGGCTGGCAAATGGCCCCACAAAAAAGCTAGGGCTATCTTGCCAGTAGGTGTCAACCTCAATATAGTAGGCTGGTTTTGGCATGGCCCGTGATCCTCCCCAGTTTCTTAAGGTGTTGTTGTTCTTCGCGCTGGTTCTCGGCACGCCCGTCCTGGTATCCCTGCATGTACTTGTCCAGATAAACACATGACTCGTCGGCATCCTCGCCGCAATAGCCCGCGTCCCACCCCGCTTGGTAGATCAACTCATCGCAGCCGTCGTTGTAGCCCTGCATATAGTTATCGTTCAGCAAAAACTGCGACCTGGCGAAAAGTTCACCATGGGCGTCGTTCCACCCCAACAGGTAGTCCGCTTCGTTCTGGTTCATGGTGTCCCCTAGTTCTCACTTTCGTTGGCAGATGTAGTATGAGATTTTCCCGCTAAACTCAGTCACGTCGCCCAAGATATTTACATTTCCTGGAGCGGGTTGCCAGCCAAATCTATCGCGTTGGATTGGCCCTTTGTAGGCATCGGCAGGCAACGGCGCGGGTTCCTGTGATGGCAGCTTGGCTCGCTCGATGCGAGCCAAAGCAGATTCCCCCTGGTTACAGCGCAAAGACAAGTACATTGCCATTATTGCGATAACTCCATTTCTGCGGGTACATGCAATTCGCACTTGCCTTCGTCCTGCAAAAAGCTCCAGCAATCAGTCAAGACCATCGCCAGCGCATTAAAAACCGGATGCGTTTCGACAACAGGAGTACGCCCAAAGTCCGTCGTGCCTTCGTGGTCAAAAGGCGCAAGGTAGCTCAAGTCCACCTGCATATGATGATCGGTGGCATAGCAGGCCCAGGTAGGGCTATCCTGGCCCATTGGCGCAGCAATGGCAATCGCCGTGATGGGCTTGTCGTGATAAGTGCTAAGTCCTGCGGCGCGTTCCGCCACGCCCAGCGCGCCCGCCTGTGTGTAGGTTTCTAGTTTTTCCACACAGGTGATTTCGTTGTCGCCAAACGAAAAAGCCAACAGCGCATACTCCGGTTGCTTGTCGCCACACGCAAAAAGCACCTGGCTGATTTTGCGCTCCCCCGCCATGATACGCAAGTGTTCGTACATTTCCCTAGTTCTCCTGTGTTGTGTGTTGTCCTGCGCTCTCACATCTGCGCTTGCCCCTAGTATAGCGGGGTTTGGGGGCGGTTGCTGGACAAGTCTAAGACCATACTCAGACCGTTACCCTACGCGTTGGTTGCCCGTGACAAGCCACCTGGGATTGTCGGCAAAAAGGGCTTCTAGCTTGGCTTGCGCTTCCTCCAAAGTCATACCGCGCCAGTTTAGCCCCAAGTTGACCGGTTGACCGGCCACAATCAACCCCATGCCGTTGCCGTAGGTAGCGCAAGCAAGGCTCCGGTGGACAGCCCCGTTTGGGTAAAAAGTTTGTACGGTAAACTTATAGCCGTAGCCAAAATATCTCAGGCTTACAATTTTTATCCTGGCTGGACTAGCGTGCGCGTCCTTTGCCGTCTCGTTCATTGGGTTTCTCCGCTGTGCGTGTTTGGGGTTTTTCTTCCGGCTCGGTTTCTTGCTCTGGCTGCGCTTCAAGTGGCTCCAGCCGCTCTAGCTCGCGCTGCGAAAGCACCGCGCCATAGGGTAGCTCTTTCATGCCAAGTTGTTTGGCAATGCGATCCCCCGCCTCGCGTTTGGTCAAGGCATTGCCAAACTCAAATTGCTGCGGGATGCTGGTACGCGTCAGCCTAAAATTCCAGACGTGAAATTTGGGTTGCACTTCTTCGCCTTCGTTGGGCATGGTCTTATCTCCATAAATGTAAGAGGGGACTGGCCCACTTGCCAGTCCCCCAAAGTCTACCGCGAGATAACTCATCCCGCAAGCGTTACCTGCCCCCTTGTCTGGTGCAAGCCTAGCGTCAGGAGGGATTTTCTGCTGGAACGCTTGACGCGCACAATTTCGTCCCACCCGTCTGCGTTACGGTTGCCGATCCACACGTAGCCATCTGGCCCGATAAAAGTCAGGTATAGCCTGCGTCCGGTGAAGCCAGCCCGCGCCACCCTTGTCGTTACCCTGCCAAATCGCAACGTGCCAGGCCAATTGGTTAGCTCGCCTGCGTGCCAAAAAAGCACAGCTTTTCCCTCCAGGATCATGTCGCCTTTATCGCGATAACCACAACAGGAGTAACACACTCTGTCCCCCTGTTCACTGACCCCGTAGCCTGTACCTCCTTGCCCATCTGTGACTGCGATTTCGCGCTTGCAGTCCACACAGATATTGCTGGTTACAGGCAATTCCATTGTCGTCGCTTCCCTGTCAATTACCTTGCGCTTTGCCATCTGCCATCTCCTGTGCTTTTCGTAGTTTTACTCTCAAGTCGCCCGTAACGTTCGTTACTATAGGCCCGTGTGCGTCTAGGGCACATGCCCACAGGTATTGGATTTTCCCCTTGTCGATCCCCGCCTCATTCAAAAACTTTGCCGCGCCAACGGCTTGGTTGATCCAGCCATAGGCATACTGGTTTGCCTCGGTAATGCCTACGCAGTACAAGCCCAAAGAAGATACGCTCTGCGCAAAGGGGCGAAAGTTCACGCTAAAGTTTGCCTGAAAAATCATTTCGACAAGAACACTTGTGCGCGTCACCTGCCTGCGATCAAGAAGCGAGTGGTACATGATCAAGGGCTTGAGCGTCCTGTACTCTGGCGTAGCCACCCACACACGCGCCGCGTAACAATTGGGCAAGGGCGGCAAGCCTGGTCGCTCTGTCACCCGCCAAAAACTTATGTCAAAGTCAATGTCCCCTAGAGACACGCGCCAGATACGGTTGCCCTGGATGTCTACCTCGTCGACAATGGGCAGCAGGAGTGATTCTTCCGGCTCCGCTTCTGCTTCTACTTTCGGCGTTGGCGGGGGAAAGCCAAGCAACAAGTTAAATGCACTCACGCCACCCATTTTTCTGTCCATGAGTTTATCCCCCTAAACTTTTGCAGGCTCGACCTGCGCCTTGAGCGTGTCGCACTTGAGCTTGGTGTCTATGAGCATGAGCGACAACCGATCAGCGTCTATCTGCTCTTTGGCGGGAACTTGCTCCCATGCGCCCGTTTGCGGGTTGACCACGCCCAAACGCGCCCCGCGCATGTGTAGGCAGTACCAGAACCTTGCCATTGCGTCCATCCTGTCCCACTGGTCGCGCACCGCGTCGAACTTCTTAGATGCCGCAAAACTCATGTTGTCGTCGGGGTAATCAAAACATTTCCCCAGAAACTCCAAGATAGCGGGTGTCTGATACCACCGGTAGCAAGTCCCCATCATCAAGGAGCCTGCGCTTGTCTCGGTAAAGATAAGGTCGCCTATCCTGGCCTGGATGCCCTGGTTGTAACCTGCGGCAAAAATCGGGTTAAAGCGTATGGGCAGAACAGACGGGTGCAAACAATAGGTGTCTGTGTAGCGAGAAATGGCTTCCTCTGGCGTCTCGGCAAAACTCACAAACGTGACCTCGGCGCGCGGGTCAAACTCCTGCCATTGCTGCGTGTAGCCCCTGCCAGTGTCCTGGGCGTACTCGTCAACTACACCGATCCTAAATGTGAAGTCGGCGCGCATGGCGTAGCTGATCGCTGGCGCGAGCGTGTAGCTCACGCTGTAGCCAAACTTGAATCTTGGTTTCATGTTCCTAGTCCTTGTCTTTGTCCTGCTAAATTTACTGACCTGATAAACCTGGTTTGACAACTAGCTGAAAAAACAATATCCAGAACAACACGGGCGATACCCACATCACAATCAACAGAAAAATTGCCTTCATCTAGTAATCCCTTTCGTACATAGATACCCCGATACCGTCAATGCGGTAGCCAACCCGCAAGTAAATGGCGTACTCAAAGCAATCCCACGGGCTATTGACCTGCTTGAACTTGCCGCGAGAATCCCATAGGCCGCGTTTGTCCAGTACCGCAAAAGCAATCTTTAGCTCCCCTAGTTCTACCTGGCGCGCAAGTGCCTTTGCTACATCCAGCCAGCCGCCTTGCATCAACACATCCACGGGAACGTTTGCGTCGGCGCGCTCCTGTAGGGGCACAAGCGACGTGCTGCGCTTGACTGTGTACCCTGGCAAAAAGCCGCGTTCGATAAGTTGCTTGAACCTGTTTTCGGTCGCCGTTGTCATGCCCCTGTCCCCCTGTGGTTATCGGGGCAAGGTTTTACCCCTGCCCCGTCCTGTTCACCTGGTAACTTAACGCTCTATGTAGCGCGGGTAAATGGGCATAACAATCGCGTGCGCCTCGCCCATGTCGCCAATGATGGCGGGGCTTCTGGGCGTTGTCCAGCGCATGACCGGTCTTACCATTGGCGTGGAAAGTGCATCTAGGATAAAGTTTGAATCCAGCGCAATCGTTCCCAAGCCATTATCAAAAGCCACGGTTCCATCCTCTTGCCACACAACCGGATAGGCGTTGATGCCCAAGCACACGGCGCGTTCCTGTCCCATGATCTTGCCGCGGCGAAATGTCATGTGGCTGCTTGTGTTTCTTTTGCCCTTGTGCCGCGGAAAGTAGTTGCAAGAGAAGTTATCAAATTCGCCGTTGCGCACACAGTACATCACAGATGGGTTTGCCTCGATAACGCTTTGGGGAACAATCCTGTCCAACCCCAAGTTTTTCATCAGGTAAAACTCTTTGCGTGCGTCCGCCACATCGTCATCTGCTACGCGGTTTAGGCGGGTGCGCTCTTTGTCAAGCACATAAAAGCCTGGTTCGCATTGTACCTCTGTGGCGACTACGTGGGCGCGAAAGCCATCCGTGGTGACAAGTTTTTGTTTGTCGGTCATCAGGTAGTAGCGCAAGTGCAACGACGTGTGTTTGGCGTCTAGTGCCGCGCTCAAAAACTTCGCTTCGTCCGTGGTAAGTTGAATTGCCATGTCCCTGTTCTCCTGTATTGTGGTTGTTCCTCGACTGCGTTTGCTGCCTATGCCCCCAGTATAGCGGCTGTCGGGCGGGCATGCTGGACAAAACCAAGACCATAATCAGACCGTTTCTCTACGCAATAGCGCGTTGCTACAAATAAAAAAAGTACCAGTGTGCCACACTGGTACAAGTTGACCTTTATATATATACCTACTACGTCACTCTTGAAAAACTTGTTCTATGTCTCGACTGTTGCCCACTTTGTTGATATTCACCGCAAAGCCATTGGCGCGCGGCACAAGCAAATCGCGCTTGAGCAAATAATCGCGCACATCTCCGGTCGGTGCTTTGATCTTGAGCCAGCCCGCGCTGCGCGTGTCGCCCGTGTCATGTACTTTGTTGGGGTCTAGCTCCCCTGTGCGCTCGTTGCACAAGCCCATCAGCCAGCCACGCGCCTGTTGTCTCACACTTTGGCGCGTGGGAATTTGCGCCGGTACGAAGCTCTTGTATTCACTTGGGATTATCTCGATAAGTTCTTGGTCGTCACCGTGCATGGCTAAACCGGTGTTGTGTTGCCACTTGCGCCATGAAATTATGATCATAATCTCAAGAACCCTAAATGTCCTGTCGGTGATTGCCAATAACACATCCCTGAGTCCGCCCGATCCGGCCAAGATTAACACGCTGGTGCTAAGAGGAAAGTACAGCGCAGCCAACGCCATGATTGCCACCCCGTTCCAGCCGCCTAGTTTTAGCGCAAAAATACCAAGCACCGTAAAAAATATATTGCCTAAAATGATAGGCGCGCCCGCTCCCCGTTCCATCTGTGCGTAGCCTTTCGGTCTGAATTTGGTCTGGGTTCGGTCTGGAACCGCCCGTGTCCAGACCGTTGCCGGTCTGACGGTGCCCCCTATAAGGGCGATCCCCAGCCAATTTTTTGAAACGCGTTTTCAAATTCGCCTGCGTCCCCACAAATTTTTTTTGAAATTAAATTTTTCCTTCAAAATTCGTGCTTGACATTTTACAAAAAGTGCGTTAGACTTCATGTAGCTGATTTAGCCACATTTTATGTAAACACTACACAGCATCCAGAGGACACCCATGTCAAAGTATGACGCAAACCAGTGGGTGATCAGCGCCCTATTGACGCCTGAAACCCACGCCAAGCTCCTGGCGCTTGAAAAGGCCACGGGCTTTAGCCGCAGCAAGGTGATTCGGGTTCTGATCGCCAACGCCAAGGTCAACGAGAGTGCGTTCGTCAAAGATGACGGAAAGGAGAAGCCCAAGAAACGCTAGGTTTTTTTACGGTAAGTTCGTCAACGGCTCTTTTTGGGATTACCCCCAGGAGGGGGGCACCTCGCTTATGTACGAAAATTCGGGAGGACATCTCCTGCGCCACGCGGTCAACCGCGATGCCTACGAGTATTTGCAGGCCAAGAAACCCTACTACATCGACCGTATCGAACAGGCCATTAGCTTAGGCATGGAGGCCAACGAGATATACAAGTGTTTTAGCGATGAGCTTGGGCCAGATCGACAACCCCTGGCGCGCCGCTGTGCGCAAGCCGCCGCCTACATCATTCACCTGGCGGTCGAGAACTACGGGCAAGCCTCTTCGGTAGACCCTGGCACCATCAAGAGCGCACGGCTCAAGGAGGGAAGGTGAGATGCCACAGAGCGCCGTTGCAATCAACCGCATGGTTCTCGACGCTAAGTTGGCGGAGGGCGACAAACGCTGGTTCTCTTTTAACAATAGTTTTGAGAACTGCACCGTCGATACCTTGGACTTAGCGCACCAAATTTGTCAAGGACACGCCTACACATCCTGGCACGAACCGGCACTACGCTGCCAAGAGAACTGGAAACAGAGCCAGTTTATCGCCGTGGACATGGACACAGAAGATGAAAGATCGACCCTCAAATATCTCGACAATCACGACCTGGTGATCAACTTCGGTTCGATCATCCATACTACACCTTCACACACCGACGAGAGGCCACGGGCGCGGGTGGTCTTTCTGCTCGACAGACCGATCATTCACCCGCTCGCCTACGGCAACGCCTGTCGCTTCGTGACCACGCTCATGGGCGGGGATACAGTCGCCACAGACCCGTCCAGGTTCTTTTATGGCAACTGCAACGCCCGCGTGATGACCTACAACGGTGTGTTGTCGGTGGATTACCTGTGGACGCTTTACCAACGCCACAGAAATCGCACGAACGCCTTAGTAGAGCCACCTACCCATGACAGAGGCGTTTATAAGAACAATAGAGCGTTACAAGCGCATGGTAGCACGGGCGAAGATAAAATGCAAGTGATCGCAGAAGCTTTGCCCAAGATCGACCCGT